GGAACTGTTAATCGGATATCCGGATTATTGAAATCGTCCGAATTTCTAAGCCTGATGCAGAGGCCGCCACAATTTCTTGCGCGGTCCTCCGAAATCCGAATTATTTCACGGGTTATATTGCATATGCCGCCCTTCGCAGTAGACGTAATACCTGCACCCGTGGTGGAATTTGCCGATACTGCCGCTGGTGCTTAGTCCGCAGCACCACCCCGGCGCTTTTACACTCTTCATGCACCCGCCGGAAAAGTGCTCTGGGTCGTCAATGACAATACAGGCGAACTCTGCGCGAAGCTTTTGCTTGATCTCCCTCTCGTTCACAGTCATAAAACCTCCGCATAGAATGAAAAAGCCGCACGTGCTGGCATGCACGGCGGCTTAAGGGAACCGTCTTGACGGTAATTGACTCTACCCCGCTAGTGCCACAACATAAAGTACCGGCATCCCCGGTGTCTGCCCATGTCTCGCCAATACGCACCCGGCGCCGATACTCGACACGGGGTATGTCAACTTGTGCTCGGTTATATTATGAAACTCCCCTGCGGTGTCCGCCGCGCATATCCCCTCCGTCCCCGTCCACACTACCGCTAATCCCTGCATCGCCCCACCCCTTGCGGACATCACCCTGCTGCCCGTCGTCACCATCGCCGTTCCAGGAATGGCTGGAAACTCGCATACCCGCGTCAACTTCAACACATCCCCGCTGCCGACCCGCATGAGGCCCATGTGAAAAGTGTGTATCGCACTGTATGTCCTTACACTGTCAGCGATGTACATCCGGTCGCCGACGCTTTCGAGCATCGTAATGTCACCCTCGAACCGCAAATGCTCCGTAGCCAGCCGCCAGCGTCCCGGACTCCCCCAGTCACTCATCCAGACCGTGTCCCCCTGAGCCATATAGATGCGCCCGTTGAACACCGTCATCATCGTACCCGGCGGCGGGGCGAAGAAGGCCTTTTGGATAGTGACCTCGTTTGCCTGCGGAGGAGTCAGCACCCACGGATAGCTGGGACCACCGGGAACAATGTACCCATTCTCGTACCCGTTGCTATAGTAGACGCTGTTCTTATACCACGTCCACCATACCCTGGCTCCCAGCGTCAATCCATTCCGCAACCCCTGTACGGCGCCATCGGGCATAACGCGGAAGATATCCGTCGATGCCGCCCCGTCCGCCGCCATGTACACTTCCTGCTGTGGAGGGCCGGACCACAGGCTGTGGCATTTGCCGGCGGCAAGCTGCGTGTACCCCTTGCGGCGGTGCGCGTGCAGACTGTTATCAACGAACATATTGACGATCTCCGCCATCTCCATCACGCCGGAGCGCTGGCTGTACGTTACCAGCGCCGGGTCCAGACGATTATTCATACCCTTTATGGCGGAGAAGACCGGCGCGTTCTTGCGGGCGGCGGAGATGAGCGCCAAATTTTTGACACTCATGTCGCAGCCATCGGCGTTGGCGATCTTGAATTGCCACTGATTCCCCCAGGCGCCGGTGTCCAGGTCAATATAGTCGGTATGCCATGCGCCGTCGGGCTGGTAGTTGCTAATACGATCGGGTATGGTGATATCCCCCGTTGACCAGCCATCCGGTCTGCACGTAACCTCGAGGTCGCCGGTTGCGCGGTAATTGAGATATCCGCGAAGAAAGTTGGTCTGGTAGAGGTCGGACATCGGCGTCTTCATCGTTTTCAGCCACGCGGAGATGGGGGTGCTGCCGGAGTCGAGGTCGCCGTTATCCAGTAAGAACAGCCCGTCGCTGTTGGCGCCGTAGAGCTGTGGAGTGGCGGCGCCGCGAAGGGCTATGGAGTTGAAGTCGTAGTTTTGGTATTGACTGACGGAGCCGTTGGTAAGATTGACGACGATGGTGAGGCGTGGGTCGGCCATGGACGCTTACTCCTCCTAGTCAAAGTAACTCCTGTCGTAATCCGGCGCCATAACCACCGGCTCCCTCTGCGCAGGGCAGAACGCATCCAAATCCATCAGCGCCTTATTCAACCTTTCCTCATACTTCCTGGTCATGACAAGTTGCGCCCCGACGCCGCTTTCAATTTCCGTCCATATCTTCATCGACGCCCAGTTGATAAGCAGCTCTTCCTGGAGATGGGCGGGGATGCCGTCGGGAGGTGTGTCAACCGCCTCCTCGGTCACCGGCACCGGCAGACGGTAGTAGAACGGGCGCAGGACTTCCGTACCCGGCGGCACGCCCTGATACCACAGTTGTGTGCCTCGGCGCGCCGCTCCTATTACCTGGCATGTCAGATTGAGCATGGGATAGTAGCTTTGGAACTCCACGAACGTGGGAAACAGGTTGAGGATGCGATAACCATTCGTGACGCTGTAGAGGAAGTAAAGGTCACGCTGGAAGTCCGCCGGCAGTGCGATATAGGGATTGACGGGGTCGGTCGTGAGATCGGGCAGCGGCGTACTTCCATCACTCCCCATGCCGGCGGCGCCAGTCTGCGTGGCAAGGTCGGGAAGTGGCGGGGACAGCACGGACACCGCGCCGGGTACGCCGTAGTCGTAGGTGAACATCATCCCCGCGCTGATCTGGGTTACTCCGCGATTTAGCAACGCGAGAATATCGGCGTCGGACCAACTTTTATTGCGAACGATTCTGCGTACCTGGTCTCGAATTGAGGACATTAGCGCCATCGGCGGGTCTCCTATTGTACAGCGAGGAAGTGGATCAGCTACTTTGTATGGCTCCCGGCCCAAACCCGCAGGTAGGAGGAAATGAGTCGGGGTCCGGCGGCAGCGCCGGGTCAATGAACACCTCCGCGCCACGCGGCCTCGGGTCAGCCACAGCCTGCGCATCGCCCTTGGGATGGACGGCGTAGTCCTGTGGATTTCGGGGACCATCGTCACACCTGTAGCACACCCTGCGATGCTTGTAGTTGTAACATGTCTCTGAGCGTTTATACCTGAAACCACATATGTCGCATATCGTGGCCGGATCGTTATGATAGTAGCCTGCGTGCGTTCCCAATGACATGGTTGCCGCATCCTCCTTCCCCGCCTAGCTGATCCCAGGCTCGTTACTGTAGTGCTCTACCAGCTCCAGTATAATCGTATAATTCGCGTTTGCCGCTGCCTCTACAGTGGACAATAAGATGTCCCCCGTCGGGCTGGGAGCGTCATTTTTGAGTAACCCTATCTTCCCGAACTCCATCGTATCGTGCCCCTCCAGGGTGGCGATTATGGTGTTCGGACTTCCCTCCCAGAACAGCGACGCCGCCATTCCGTATACATCGTACTCTATACTGCGAATGAGGACGGAGCTGGGGACACCGTAATGCGGGTCCGCCAAATCCGCCATGTGGACTTTGCGCGCCAGGGACTCGCCGGTGCCGTCCGACACTGACGTGAGCTTGTATATGGCTTTGCGGCTGCCGTTAAAAGTTATCTGAACATTGGTGTTGTCGGCCATGAATGTCGTCCTTTCTTAGGGGGGGGGGTGCTGAATTTCTATTATCAACAACTGAAAACATGTTGTTATGGTTTCTCTACTTTTTTCTATTTTTCTTTACTTTATAAACACCTTTCGAGAAAACCTCCGGTTTCAACCGGGGGATGAATCAAAAAAGTGTTGACTTTCCAACATAGTTAAGCGTAAAATAACAACATGCTTAAAAATTACCGATACCGTATCCAACCGACCAAGAAGCAAACAAAAGCCCTTGAGAATGTTCTTGAGGAATGCCGATGGCTATACAATCATTTCCTGTCTGGACGAAAGGATTCTTGGGAAACCAAGCAGGAGGGTGTCACCTACTACGACCAGACAAGGAGCCTTCCAAACCTCAAGAAAGAACGAGCATCTCTCAACGAAGTTCATAGCCAGACGCTTCAAAACGTGGCGGTCCGAGTTGATCTTGCTTTCCAGGCGTTTTTTCGAAGAACCAAAAAAGGAGAAAAACCCGGCTATCCTCGTTTTAAAGGAAAGGGACGATACGACAGCATAACTTTCCCCCAGGTCCCTTCGGGCTGTTCCATTAAAAACGGCAGACTCTTCGTTTCCAAGATCGGCCACATTAAGATTGTTCAGCATCGTCCGCTCGGTGGAATACCAAAGACCGCCACTATCTTTCGTTCTTCTACGGGCAAATGGTATGTCACTTTTGCCACTGCCGTTGAGCCTAAAGTTTTGCCTGTAAGGGACAACCCGGTCGGTATTGATGTCGGCCTTCACACCTTCGCTGCCCTCTCCGATGGAAACATAGTGGACAATCCCCGCTTTTTTAAGAAGGAAGAGAAGCGGCTTGCAAAAGTCCAACGCAAACTTTCTAAAGAAGCGAAGGGTACTCCTGAACGGTTCAAACGTCGTAAGATCGTCGGCAGAGTTCACGAACGCATTCGGTTCAAGCGTGAGAACTTCACCCATCAGGAATCCCGAAAGATTGTTGACGGATATGGACGAATCTTCGTTGAAGACCTGAACGTCAACCGAATGGTTCACGACAGTTGCCTTGCAAAGAGCATTTCGGATGCAGCTTGGTCGCAATTCTTCGCCATGACCCACTACAAAGCGGTAGAAGCTGGTAGAGTGTTCACGGCGGTTAACCCGGCCTACACATCGCAAACATGCAGCGGATGCGGACACCGGCAACCAATGCCCTTGTCTAAGCGTATCTTTGAATGTCCCTGCTGTGGTTTGCATATCGACCGAGACCTCAATGCTTCCCTAAATATTCTCCGCTTGGGGATACAAGCGGTGGGTGAAAATCCCTAGAAGCCTCTGACTTTAGTCAGGGGAGTATTCACCCCAGGGCACGTTGTATCGTCATACTCACTCTTCTGTACGCCGTTTTCGGTCTGGGCCACACCATGCCCGCATAGCTACCCGTCGCAATCGACTCCAGACTCGGCCACGCGTTCATTAACTCCCGCAGATGCGCGGGATACAGCATAAGTACGGGGACGCGCATCACATTAGCCAGTATGCTCATCCCCGACGCAAATCCCACCATGTACCTGCACCGCCTTATAACGGCCAATGACACCGGCAGGGCGGTTTGACCAACAATATCGACAACGGGAACGCCAAACCGTTCAAGCATAGGTGCGAGCTGCTCCTTCATGTCGCTGTCCCACCTCGCCCCCAGCAGCACAAACACCACATAAGGGTAGTCGGCGTGGACCTCCCTGATAAAGTCCATCCACTCCCCCGGTCCCCAGCCGTCCCATGCCCTCATGCCGCCAAGACTGGCAGTGTGAATGCCGATGTACATGGCGCCGGGAGGAAGGAGCTCACCACTCGTCGCGATGGCTTCCGGAGGTAGCGGGATATCGTAGTGAAAGTCCGCAGGCAGGTCGGGGAACCACTCTTCCAGGCGGTTGCCGCTGTCCAGCCAGTTATTGCAGCTAAGATAGATGTCAAAGCCCTTGCTCTCCGCATCCAGGACTTCCGCATATGTGCCGTTCCAGCACAATCGCAGCCGCTCGTAAGCAAGCTGTCCGGTACCGTAGCCTGACACGATAGACGGAAAAAGGTCGAGGAACGGTTTGCTGCGCCGGGTTGCGTCTTCGCAGACGGTAAGGTGGAGCGGGCGGCCGCAATTAAGAAATTTGGAGAGCAGCCAGGAAAGATCGCCGACGCCGGGATGGACGGTCATCTTCAGGGGAGTAACGCCAGGCTTGCTCATGCTCCCGCTCCTACCTGCCACCCCTTAGAATCCGCCATGAACTTAGCTACGGACTCCGTTGTCCCTGGGTGTTCGCACATCTTCTTTAATATCGGCAGACTGCAGGTGACGATGTCAGCACCCGCCAGAAAGCAGTCGATAACGTCGTCCGTGGCCCGTATGCTGCCGCAGATAATTTCGGCGGTATCCACCCGGTCGGGTTCGCTGTTGTAAATCTGCCTGGTATTACGGATGGTTTGGAGCGCAGGAGGCGCAGCCCCTCTATCCTGCATACGGCGGTAGAAGAAACTGACATACTCCGCTCCGGCTGCCAGCGCCATCACCGCCTGCCCGGTCGTGAATATGGCGGTGCAGTTGACGGGAATACCCATCCTGACCAGTTGCCCTATCACCCCTAATTCCGCCCACCCGATGGGAATTTTAACGACAAGTCCGGCAGGCATCACCTTTTTTAATTCCTGCGCCTGCGCGATCATTTCCAATGGCGCGGACGCGAACACCTCTACACTGACAGGGATGCGGCCTTTGACAATCCTGTTTATTGCATGAATGTAGTCGAAGAAGGCCGCCTTTGGCTCCTTTGCCAGTAAGCTCGGGTTAGTGGTGATGCCGCTGACGATATCATTATCAGCGATCTCTCGAATGTCATTGAGATTGGCGCTGTCAAGAAAGAGGCGCATCATTTTACTCCGTGTATGGGTGTTTGTAGCTCCTGCCATCTTCCACGATGAACACATCAGCAGGGTCGTCATGCGTACTGACTTCGGTAATCAGCACATCGGTAACGGCTATGCGCATGTGCATCGTCCCCGGCGCAATGTGCCAGGTATCCCCGGCCGTCAACCGTATACTCCCATTCTCTCCCCTTCCATGTCTCGTACCTACGGCCAGCTCCCCCTCTTCGACTATATACGTTTCCCGCTTCCTGACATGGTACTCAAGACTGCTCTGGCAGCCTGCGCGCATCCATAGCTGCTTCAGGCAATACTCCGGCTGATTGGTGAGCGTGCGGTGCCTGCCCCAGTACGTTGGTATCCACTTACTCATCTCCAAACACCTCCGCGTATTTCGGGGGTACAGTGCCTGGTAATGCGCACTTCGCCGCTGCCCAGATGTTTGCTCTGCGCAGGGCTTCCGCATCCCCGAGATGATGGAAGGCGGCGAACGCGGCGAGGAAAGCGTCGCCCGCGCCGCAGGTATCGGCGACATCGACGGGAATACCTTTCGCCGTGTGGTATGCGGGGAGAATAACGGCCCCATCCTTACCCATCTTGACAATTATGCTTCGGAAATTATCGAGGGGCCACCTTAAACTATCCAGCCCAGGACCGGCCAAACCGGCGTACTCACGCGAATTGACGAATAAGTAGTCGGCGCCCGAATACCAGCCGTGGTTGCCCGGTTGCTGACTAACCTGCGAATCGACCATCGTAGTGCAACCACGCTCACGGCAATAGGGTATCGCCCACCGCACGAACTTCTCGGTAAGCAACCCATGGCGGTAGTCGCTGAAGATAACAAGCCCGCCCCGAATATCCAACGCTTTGAGCGCGGATTCATCCAGGGGGTTTTCCGGAGGGAGCCGGTCTACTTGAAGCAGTTTACACCCTTCCACCCAATAGCGCTGCTTGGTAACACAGCCGGCGGTGTTTTCATTGGACAAAAAAGTGAAGGAACGGGGACGGAAAGGAGGACGGGAAGGAGGACGGGGAGGAGGACCTGGACGACTCAGCTCCAAAAGGTTTGTGGCTACAAATGCCGCCCCACCCCTTGTCTCCGTTTCCTTCAATACCTGCATGACCAGCGTCGGCGTCTCCGCGCTCACGCCCAGAATACGCCCGTAGGTATTAATGTCGATGATGGTGTCCCCAATCAGGACTAGCCGCCGTTGGTCTGCCGCCGCCGCCGCCGTTGCTGCTGCCGCCGCCGCCGCCGTTGCTGCTGCCGCCGCCGCTGCCTTCGCCTCCGCACTTGCCGCTGCCAGGACTTCCGCCCACACCTCTGCCGCCGCCTTCGCCTCCGCCTCCGTCATCATCACGATCCTTCTCCTTGTCTGGGTTGGCCGTACTTCGTGTGGTATCTTATATAATTGTCTTCAATCTGCTTATCCGTCAACATCACCGGCCCCAGGGCCATGGCGTGGTAGATCGTCTTAGCGCAATCCTCCGCCATCACCGCGCGTTTGACGGCCTCCTCCACACTGCCGCCCACGGCGAACAGCCCGTGATTCTGTACCAGCACCGCCCCGGCCCTGCTTTTGCCAAGCGCGTCGACAACTACCTCCCCTATCCCCTCCCCGCCTATTTCCGCGTAAGGAGCACAGGGGATATGGCCTCCAAACTCGTCCGCCATTCCTGTCAGGCAGCATGGAACATCCCTGCCGGCGCAGGCGAAGGCGGTGGCGAATGTGGAATGCGTATGGACGACGGACATAACGCCGGACAGATGGTTGTGGATGTACAGGTGGCTGGCGGTGTCGGTGGATGGCCGGGGCTCCCTGGCGTCATACATGCCGTCCATTTCAACCCACACTATCCCGTGCTCATACAGGTTTTCGCAAAATCCACCCGACGCCTTGATGTAGATAAGGCCATTTCTGACTGAGCGGACACTGATGTTGCCCTGAGTCCAGACAACGAGACCAAGAGCGTGAAGTTGCCTGTGCCAGTACGCGAGTTGCACCTTCATCCGACTCAATCGCCATCCCCTTTATTCTGCTGAATCTTAGTTATGATCGCCGTAGTAGAAACCCCCGGCAGCAACGGACAGACGACAACTTTAATATTCTCCGGTATCCCATCCCTGCGCCTTACTTCTTCCGCGCCCCACTCCGCCCCCTTTACGACCACATCCGGATTGACCGACAATATAACATCCAGGGTGTTTGTCCCGCAAGCGACTACTTCATCCACCGCTCGCAAACTCTCAAGCAGCCGTTTTCTGTCCTCGAACGTGTTCACCGGCCGGCCCTCCCCCTTCAGCTCCCTTACACTCTCATCTGAGTTCAACCCGACGACCAGCTTGTCCCCCAGCCGCCCAGCAAAATTCAGCATAGTGATATGACCCTGTGTAATGAGGTCGAAGCAACCATTGGCGAACACCACCCGCCTGGCCGGCGCGGGGTCGATCTTCGCAATCCTGGGATTGTGCCGCTGCTCTCCAAACTTCGCCGCCAGCCACGCATCGACGATTTCCGCGTTCCGCTCCGCCGTATTCTTCCAGGTCCCCAGGCACAGTACATTGCTGTCGTTGTGTTCACGGCATAATAGCGCCGTTTCCAGATTATGAACGAGCGCCGCGCGCACTCCGTTATGCCGGTTGGCGACTATGCTCATTCCCACCCCGGTCCCGCAGACGAGTATCCCCAGTCCGGCATCGCCGGCGGATATTATCTCCGCCAACTGGTGGGCGTAGTCTACATAATCCACCGGTGTCTTTGCGGAATACGGCCCAAGGTCGATCACTCTGCGTCCCTTGGAATACAGCTGTATCTTCAAAAGGCGCTTGGCGTCCACACCGTTATGGTCGGCTGCTAAGAGTATCAGCGAAGAAGTCATCCGCGTTAATCCCTTTGTCGTCTACGAATTTATCAGCTTTGGGTTTGTCCATGATGAGCCTGTGATACGGCACCCCCCAGACCTTCAACTGCGCCTCGGTAAGGCTGCGATGCCCCCCGCCGCGCGCCGTGAATATCCAGATCGTGTGACCGGCGCGATATAGCCGCTTGATTCGATTGATACGGCGGGTAAAGGGGCGGCAGGACGAGTAGTCGCCGTGGGTCTCGGTAGCCAGTGTCCCGTCTATGTCCACAGCGATAAGCATGCCTACTTCACTCCCAGCGGCAGCAGCCCTCCACAGGCCATTGTCCGCGAAAACCCCGCCCGGCGCAGATACTCTTCCACCACCGGCCTGGTAAAGAAGTTAAGATGTTGTTCGGGCTGAATATAATCCTGCCCCCACGAACAGTCCGGCGTCCATCCGTCGAACGGAAACGTCGTGTAGTAGAATACCCCGCCGGGGCGCAGGCAATCATAGGCCAGCTTGAATATCTCCCGTGGGCTGAAGGCGTGCTCCAGCACCTCGATCGCCGTCACGGTATCATAGTAGTCACGCGGTATGCAGCCGGAATCCGGACCATACACCACAAGCCGCCCCCTCCTGCAGTGCTCCAAAGCAAACTCCGCCGTTTCGTAGCCGGCGCAAAAATACTCAGGGAGGTTACTGGCGAAATCCCCCAAGCCGCACCCAATGTCCAGCAACCTGCCAAGGGGTGGCGTCAACCCCCTGACATGCTCGAGCATCCCGCCGTGGACACTGGTCTTCGCAGCCGCAAGGTGGTCGATGCGGCCCTGGTAGAACGCTGCGTCGTACAACGCCTGCAGGGTAGCGGCGTCCGGACGCGGGTGGATGTATAAGTGCCCGCACCCACGGCATCGGACCATCGTATATGTCACGTCCGGCATCCACATCCCCGGCTTCGTCAGCAATGGTTCACGGTCATCGGCGCCGCAGTTGTCGCATTCCGGGCGCACGACTAACATCCACGTCTCCGCGCCGCCATCGATATAATCGCCATGTGCCGCCCTGGGTCGCGCAGCGCCCCCTCGTCGAAATTCCACTCCACCATCTCGTACCCGGCGCAGTGAAGCATCGCGATCAGCGACTTTCGGCTAAAATAGTAAAGATGCTCCACTGGCTTGAGGTGCTTCCAGCCGATCACATCCCAGGGCGCGTCCTCGACGTTCGGCGTACACAGGAATATCCATCGCGGCGGAGGATGGCCGAAGTTCAGCGTTTCCGCCGGTGCCCTGAGATGCTCAAGCACATCCCAGAAGGTGACGATGCCCGGATGAAGGCCGTACCGCCAAACGTTATAGGAGGAGAATGGATTGACATCGTACCCGTGGCAGTCAAATCCAGGAGGGGCAGCGGAGATAAATGCTCCGGCGCCGCAGCCGAAATCGAGCAGCGTCCCCGCCTGGACATGGCGCAGCACCATCTGCCAGCGATTAGCCATGATTTGCCGGCCAAGGGGGGACGCCCCCTCGGCCGCATACTCGTCAATGTAGGCTTGTGTAAATTGGTGCTCATGATGAAGTGGCATTGTATGCATCCTTCGCAGTCTGCATCCTCCGCAGTCTGCATCCCTAGCAGCCGTCAACCTTCGCAGTCTGCATCCTTCGCAGCCGTCACCCTTTAACCAGAGCCGGTAGGAAACAGCTCGGCGGAATCAGAGGTATTGCTGCTGCTGTAGTTGTTGGCGCAGTAACAGCCGCCGTTAATCAGGCTGTACGTGAGACTGCCCCCGCCAAAGAAGTTATCCCGTATCAACCCCTTGACGTTGGCGCCGAAGTTAACGCCCCCTGCCGACGCATACATATACAGGAAGTCGTTGTTCGTTACCCTGTCAACGCTTGCCGACCCGCTGCAGTAGATGCCCCCGCCACTCCAGGCGCTCGTCGCCGCCAGGCCGTCGAACAGGTTCCAGCGGATTTCCACCCGCAGTGGTCCCGACGGGATGTTAATGGCGTGGACAGGGCCGGCCGCACGCAAAAAGAACTCGTTGTTGTAAATCTTCGCGGTGTTGGCGGCCAGTCCAAGCACAATGCTGTTGGTGTCACTGGCGCCGCAGAAAAATATACTGTTGTAGACCGCGCACTCAGCCGCGTTGAGAAAAACGGCGCCGGCGAGAGCGGAGAGGGAAATTGGGAAGTAGAGGTTGGAAATGGTGCTGCCGGCGTAGTTGAGCTGGATACCGTAGAGTGCGGCGTTCGCCAGGTTCATTGTGAACTGCGGCCGCAGATTACCCGTACCCAGGCCGAGAATAGTACAGGCGACGAGCGGGATAATAGGAGCGGTGATCGTCTCCGCATGCTGCGCCTTGACGCAGATGATGTCACCGGCCACCATGCGCTGATTGAGGACTGCGGTAGCCAGGGACGGATAAGGGTTATTGAAGCCGCCGCGCGCGCCGTGCGTAGTGTTGCTGCCGCCGGCGGACGGGGAGGTGGGACTGCACACCCACCAGGCTTTGCCGGTGTACGCGTTGAGTACGGGCATGTCGCGGATGGCGACGCCGTTGGGAAAGCCGTTAGGGTAGTCTGATATGGGCATTGATTGGTGCTCCTGTCACCCAGGCGTCCACGATAAGGGTGGCGAGGGTCCGTTTGAAAGTGAACGGAATGTCTTGCTTTGCCGGAGCCAGGATTCAAGGCTTCCATGTACGCTCTTTGAGTATAGCATATGCAGTATGGTAGCCAAGCCCAAACGCGGTCGCTACTGCTCGGATGCTTTCTCCGTTTGCATGTCTACGCCGCATTTCCGGGACTGTGTGTGCATTTACTACATTTATACGACTGTTCTGTGCTTGTTCAGCCTTTGTAGCCCACCGGCAATTATCCGGGGTATAATCTCCGGCGTTGTTCCTTCTGTCAACCGAATGCTGCGGAGATGGCCGATCTCCCATATCTTCGACAAAAGCCCAGAAATTTTCCAGCCAGCGATCGCAAACGCCTATCCCGCGACCACCATACTTGAAGTAGGCTTTGTCCTCCGGATTGAGGCAACGCTGTTTAATGTTGTCCCAAATCCGGTAATACGGATGCGATCTGCGCTTGCCCCAGTCATCCGGACGCCCGGCATTCAGATCACCGGCGTGCCGTAATTGCCGTGCATAATGCGTAGCACAAAGGCCAATGGTCACCTGTGTTTTCTCACAACCCTCGACTTTGCACTTACTGGTATTCCTCACCTTAACGCGCTCAGGACTACCATGCGCACGGTAACGCTGATAACAGGCACCGCACCATCCAAACGCAGGGTGTGTAACCGGGTTCTTCTTGCAATACGAGCATAGCTCCATTTGGGTTTATCCTCTCCTGTATGGGTTTTGTGAAGAGGATAACCCATAATTTTACGGTTGTCAAGACAAAAAATACTCCAACCCTAAGAACCTGAGCTGCCGTATAGAGAGCGTTTATCAGTCACGCCCATGCTGTAGCGCTCCTCACTTTTGAAGAGGGCATTAGATGTAGGGAAATCATCATCGACATCGAACGTCATGGGTTCACGTTGAAAGCACTTCGCACCATCGGGACAATCTGTCTTCACGAACCAGCTAGACGTACTTGTTAAGAAGTGATTGACCCTGTAGCCTTCAGGGAACGCGCCCATTGTCGCAATCGCGTTAATATCCCTGTCCGCCGTTCCCGGCCGCCACTGCGTGTTCTTCAATATTCTCACGGTGTCGAACTCAAGCGACGTAGGGATGATGAGCTTCTTGGGGACGATGCGGATACGCAGGCCGCGCTCGTTGACGAAGTTGGCGATGTCGATAATGCACTGCTCCAGCGCCGCCTCGTTCAAGTCGCTGTCGATCGACGGGCGGTTCGCCCACGTAATCCCCATTTTGGTAACGTGCGCGGTGGAGATCAACGTCGCCCCGTCCTCGCCGGTGTAGTTGGTGTCGAACGCGCGGTTCAGCACGTTGGCGCCGACGATCTCCTTACCCTGGCGCATGGAAAACGCCAGCGACGTTGCCTGCCGCAATCCTACCTGCGGGTAGAGATTGTCCTTGTAGACTTCCTTGGTGACGATAAAACCCAGGGCGAACACAGCGTGGTTGTACCGGATCAGATAACCTTGAGACTGGCTATCGTAGCTGATGCCCATACCCTCGGGTTTTATCTGCGGAAGCCCAAAACCGGTGATGCCGAGTTCTTCCTCGAACGCCCTCTTGCTGGGGATGGTGTCGAAGATTTCCTGGAACTCAGGCTTATACTCATTATACTTGTTGTTGAAGATTTCGTGCAGACCGGGAAACAATAGCCGCGCGAAACTTGAAGAGGTGATGACACCCATTTATGCCTCCAATGGCGTCATCCTTATTTGTGTGGGTAGACGTTGGCGTTAAGGTTAGTAGTGGTGCCGGAGTTGCGGGGCAGGGCTACATGACTGCGTAGCTACATTACCGCGCAGCTACATGACTACGTAGCTATATGACTACATGACTGCGCAGTTACAGCCCGGCGATCGACGCGCGATAAACGTGCAGAAGCGGACTGACATACCATTTAGCATACTGGCCAAGCGCATTGTCCATCCGATCCACGAGCCGCATCAGCCGCCACGTCTGGGAGCTGGAGTAGGCGCTGGCGGTGTTACTGTCGATCGTAAACCCCGACAGGCCGGAGTTGACATTGACGGCGCCGACCGCGCTGCTGATCGAGTTCATAAGCGCGGCGATGGTCAGGGCGGACGGAGAACTGTTCTCCTGCACCTCGAACAGGACATTGGGGTCGTCAACGACGGCGATGTAGTTAGCCGTGCTCGCCGGCGCATACGCCTTCACGAGGTTGGCGGGATCGTAGAGTTCAACGGGCGCCACACCCTGGATACCGGTGGGCACGGTGCCGAAGCCAATGGCGACGCCGACGATAATGTCGTTGGCGCCAGCCAGTTTCACGGCGGGGAAGCGACCGGTAGGATCGCCGTAGTTAGTGGAATCAAACATTACGGGGTCGCCGACGCCGATGGCGCTGGCGTCGCTCGCTGAATGGAAGTAGATGCGAAACTGGCCATTCCATTCAACTCCGTTCAAATACTTTGCAGGAATGAACCCTTGCACCAGACTGGTATTCGCCACGTTATTTCTCCTTCGCAGTTATATGGGGGCGCGATTGCCCAGAGGTGAAACTTCTTCTGCCTTAGCGTTGATGTCAGCCTTGCCATACCGCCCAGGACTGCCCACCATTGTTCTTTTCATGTCGGCTTCCGACTCATCTATGCGCGTGTGCTGTAATTTCAAATCTTCCTCTCTATACTCCATGGGCTGCTCCATCAGAAAACCGGTCACTCCTCCGCCGACATGCTTGCTGATTTTGGCGCGCATTGGCGTGGGGTCGCCGGCTTTTAACGGTCCGCCCGTCTCGTCTCCATATACAAACTCATACCCGGCGTCCAAATGGGCTTGAATGCGTCCGGGGTTCTGAGGGTCATCGTTTACAACGCGGCGGTAGTAGCCGGGGCGTTGAGAGTATTTAAGGCGATCCGCCTGGCCGACGGGGACACGGTGGGGGCGGTGGGCGCGGGACGGCGCCTGTTGCTGCTGCGCCGTCTGCCGCTGCTGCTCCGTCTGCTCTTCCCCGATTTCGGGTTGCGCCAGGGATTTGCGTGTGAACTTGCCATCCGGTTGCCGATTGTCTGTCATGCTATTTCTCCTGTAGCAACCCATCCTTCGATGATCTTCTGGCCATTACTGCCAAGCTCGACGAACGAGTCGTAGACTTTCTTGTGCTCATCATCAAGGCTGGCGCGGGTGAACGTCTTAGTCCCGGCGCCCCGGTTCGCGCCCGCAGCGCTCACGGCCTCAACTCCCCCCATAGGCGCCTTCGCCCTTGCCGGCTTACCGAACTTATCCGGATACTTCTCCTTGACCTCACTGCCGATGATATTCAACGTCGCCTGATACTCGGCGTCGTCGGTAATTTCGGACAGCCCGTAAACCTTCGCGCGGGTGTGGGCGTAGGCCCGAAGCGGCGTATCATTCTTATACCAGGGGTTAGCGGCGACCCAGTCATCGAGAATGGCGTCGGGGGCGGCGTCGGGGGCGACGGCAATGGTGGCGGCGTCCTTCGCCTTGGCGTCCTTGATAGTGTCGATGCGGGCGTCAAGGGCATCCACCTTAGCCGGGTCGTTTTCGGCAATCGCCGCTTTGCGCTCTGTCTTGAGATTGGCGATCTTCTCGTCAAACTCCTGCTGGCGGGCGGCGGCGACACGCTCGTAATGCGCCTCAAGTGACTTGGTGGCGGTGAGCATGCGGTCGATCTTGCGCGTCTGGTCGCGAATAGTGCGGCCTTGGGTACGTTGGATTTCCTGCGCGCGCTTGATGAATACCTTGGCGTCCACAAAGGCGTCGCCAAGCGCTTCCCTGTCCGGATTCCAACCCATCTCTACCGCGAGTTCCTCGGTCTCGGTCAGCTTAGGGGCTGCGGCGGCCGCCACGTCGTCTATGGTGATGGTGACGGTGGCTGCGTCACCCGCCGCCTTGGCTGCGGCATCCGCTGCTGCTGCCGCCGCTGCCGCCTTTATCCCGTCCGGCTGCGTACTCTGTACTGGCAATGTGCCATCTGCTGGCATGTTTAGGTCTCCTTCTTGAAGTTGTAATCGGGGGCCGCGCCCTTCGCGATAACCGCCTTGCAGTCCTCGTCATTACAGAGGACGCAGCGCTCCAACCCTGTAATCTCGGCGTCTACCGTTATGCCCGAATACCGGGGAAAGCACACACGGTCGCCTACTCCCGCCCAGGGCGTTCCATCCCCAAACGCCTGCCAGGCCTGCCGGCCTACGGCCAGGATTACCCCGGTGGTGGCCGCTTTCTGATGTGTCTCACGCACAGTGTCAGGGACATATAGCATTCCGCCGGCTGTTCGTTCTTTGACTTCGTCAAGCTGCACTAAAACTAAATGTCCGCAGGGTTCAATCATCACATGACTCCTTGTATGGGTTGTCGTCGTACTTACTCCCTGTCGTCGTATTCACTCACTGTCATCCTCTTCCCCCTCCCCTTGCAGCAACACCGTTTCCGGCGGCTCGAACGCATCCTCCAGCCCCTGGATCATGCCGACGCGAAACGCGGTATTAAGAGCGGTGGAGTTAAGATTGTCAACGTCGAGCGTTCCACCGCGACCCAGGTCGATACGAAGGTCGTCGATCTGCCGCCGGCGGGCGGAGTGGACGATACGGGTGATGGGGTGCTGCAACCACATCCGGAACTCTTCAAGGGTAATATACGCATCAGGGGTGGGCATCGCTGTCTCCCCTTTCCTTGATGTCGAGCTTCCTGTGTTCAAGATGGTGGTCAGCCACCTCCATAGTCTGGCGGTGTCCCTGGTCCTGCGCCTTCAACGCCGCCTCCAATGCCTGCCTCTCCTTCTCCAATTCAAACTTCAACGCGGTGATCTCGCGCTCAAACTGCTGACCTGCCGCGCGTTGGTCAACCAGAGCGGAGTCGGACTGCAATTTGGCGGCGCGCGCGGTATCGAGTTCATGCCTGTACTCGATCTCCTTTTCCTTCAACGCCATCTCAGTCTGTTTTAGCTGCGCCTTTATCTGCTCGATTTCAATACGCGGATCGGTCTTAGGCTCCGGCGCGTCGAGAATAGTCTCGACATCCGGAATATTAAGGGCGGCGAAGTAGCGGCGGTATATCTCACGATCATTTAGCCCCTGGTCGATACACTCCTTTAGCGCCTGGGCCTTCATCACCTTCTGCATATCGTTGAGGTCGCCGATATCGCTCACCGGCGTAATGTCGAGATCGCTGTCGTAGAAGTCCGTCATCACGGCGTCGGGGTCATCCAGTACCCGCTGGTACTCATCCGCCTCGACAAAGAGTTTGTCAAGGTACTTCAGCTTTTTGAACTCGCGGCTGAGGGACTTGTGGATACGAAGGTAAATGCTTGAGTACACCTTCAGCCCCTGCTCGATGAGCGCTAATGTAGTCGTGGCGGGTACGTTAGCCGCCGGCTGGTTGCCGCTGAGAACGTCGGCGTTACTCGCCAGTTCCTTCGCCGCCTCGACCATGAACTGAAGGAGCTTGAACAGTACCTCGGACGGCGGATTAGCCGGCAATGGGAAGACGTTCTTCCTCAGATCGTCCCCTGTGCTGTCCACGTACTTCCACTCGCCGTGCTTAAACCTCAAACTCTTCGTCCCCTCCGGCAACCTCACACCCTTGCCCAGAAACCCGCACTGGCGATTGGCCATCGTACCGGCGTCGAGGAGCTGATTAAGATTAGTGTTCACGGTTTTGTTAATAGGCCCGATCAGCGCGCCGAACCCCATACCATAGAAGCCCCCGTCAAAGGAAGGGAAGAAAAGGTAGCGTGTGAAGTCGATGCGCGGAGTGATGCGGACAATTTCACCATCGTCGTTAGTATGAATACCGTCCGAGTCATAGCGAGGGACAATGCGGACGACCTGCTGCGTGTCGTAATGCACAGTGACGACGTAGGGCTCCTGGTATCCGTCGCCGTCGATATCCCACCAGCGGTGTTGCTCGAGGAACAGGTGCGGCTTGTCTTTGTCCCGCGTGTCCTGGTTCTGCTTGACTTCCGTATGCGACACCGGCTCGCCGAACTCCCTGTCCAAAAACTTCTTCCCGCGTACACGCTCGACTATCTCGTTTGGATACAGGACAACGTGCTGGGTAAAGTGGGGGACTCTTTCAAGGGACTTGGCGAAGTAATTGACGACGAGGTCTTCGGCAGGACACATCTCGCTTACGTTTTTCTTATTGACGTGGTCGCGGTAGGTCTTGCGGAAGACACAGCCGACAACGGGGAGAATGACGAGAAGCTGATCCGTCTCCTCATCCCAGTTATCCATTTGCTGCAACAACTGCCAGGACATGAACGCCGCCATGCGGTCGGCGCGCTTCTGCTTGGTGCCGGCGTCGTCGTCCCTGCCAAACTTCTTGCCCTTGACGACCTGGTCGCCGTTGATAATGTTAGGGTAGGCGCGGGCGGCGAACTGAATAGCGGCGATAGCGAGCGTGGGGTACTTGACGTTGGCCACCACACCTTCACCGTAGGTCTTGACTTTGCCGATCAAGCGCGCTAGTTCCACGGCCTCCCTGTTCTGTTCCAGCCAGTCGCGGCGGGAATCCCGGTCAATCTCATAATCCTCCACGACACGGATGCCGATGGACATTAAGACCTGCTTGTCCAACTTCTCGGCAACGTTGTCCATATCGAGCTGCGCCATAAGCTGGTTGACAGCGGCTTCACGCATCCAGCGCAGCTCACGGTCGGCTTGTTCCTCGACGGTGCGCGGGTCCTGGGGCGGCGCTGACAACTGGGGCGGCGACTGTGACTGTGGGGCGCCGCCACTATTAGCATCCTGCCCGCCGCCGGGAGCGGTTGTGGGCTCCTGGGGGGCGAAGTTAGGCGTAGTGCCGGGGGGAGGCGGAGTTTGGGCATTGGGTGGCTGCTGTGGCTGGACATTGGGAATAGCTGACATAGTATTTTTGCGGCGAGGGGGTGCCGCCCTTTCTGAAATTTTGGGTTAACCACTAATATCCCGTTAACGGATCAACATCCTCTTCTTCTTCCACCTTCTTCCCGCCGTCTTCCTCCGCCGCCGGATACAGCTCAAACACCGCCAGCGCGTATCCAAGCGCCGCTACCGCAGGATGCGTATTGGCGGTCGCAGTCGTCCGCTCATCGGGTGGTATGCTCAGGTACTTGGCGATGTCCGCCGCACCCAGATGCAGATACTTCGAGGCAGGCTGCAGGAGCTTTATGCTCATATCAGCATACAGTTCCACTCTGCCGTCCCTACTATACGGCGCGGCGTAGAACTCTATCGCGCGCAGACCACGCTTAACGGCGTCGCCGTTATAGATGTACAAATGGACAAGATTGCCCTCGTCCGCTCCACGCCCATACCAGCCTTGGGTACGGTACATCGCCTGGAGTTCGCCGATTTCCGACAGGAACAGTTGCTTATCGCCATGCGTCGTCTCCGCGAGAACGCGAACGTGATGCTGCCTGCCGCCTTTGCGCGGGAGACGCTCTTCACCCAGGACTACGGCGTATCCGGGTTTGTCCGCCGGCCATGACATGCCGCCGATGATACGGCCAAGGTCCGGGTCGCCGGCCTTGATGTCAACGGGGTCGATTAGAATCTTCAAAACAACTGCACCCTTCTAACGTGGCCAGGACCGTCTGCAACGTCTCGATTACGCCTGCAGGCCCTCCAACCCTCTCCAGCCCTTCTATCGCTTTGACTACCTTCTTTATCAGCAGTTGCCGGGGCGTTTCAGGTTCATCGCGGACGTGAATTGGACATGGGCCGAGCCATGACAGGGACTGTTCTCCGTATTTCGACGCCGTCATCCGGCGCTTCCATGTCTCCGCGTCCTCTCTGCTCCTGAACGCTGGACTGGTTGGGTAGCTGTTCGTAAGCTTGTTCACAGCCGAATAGCTTCTGTCCCCTACCAAAACCCAAAGTTCCCTAATCAGCTTTTCCTCATTCATAAAACCTCCGCAAGGAAACCCCTGATTTCAATCAGGGGTAATTGACCTGCCATCTCCTCAGCTACAGCCGCTTGCCATCCCCCTAACTCAGATCGCACCCCGCATAAATATTGTTGGCTCCAAACGCCCGCGCCTGCCCTTCGTAGCTGAAGGCATGGCGATAATGGTCCGCCCCCAGCCTCACATAAATATACCGCTTACTTCCCGTTTCCTCATCCTCGACCAGCCGTTTAGCCACATTACAGCATTGCCGGGCGAACGTTTCCATCTGCTCCGACCTTCTTGGCAGCGCAACTATCTGCGCCGATATTTCCTGGTGGCTGGCGTCCAGGCACTCTGTCCTGTTCCTGCTTACCCGCATGGTCTGCTCATTCCACACCGCCGGCCCCCGCCTGTGCTCATCATAAAAATTCAGCCACACCCTTCCCGGAAATCTACCCGCGAACGCCTGCGCCGCCCTCATCTCCGGCATACCGTCAACTACGCAGCAGCTCACGTGGAATTTCTTCATAAGGCCGTCCAGATCACCCCACTCTTTATATTCATTAATATGCACGATAACACCGGCCTTCCCCCACGCCCGCTTGCCGATGACGACATGCAGCCCTTTGCCCTGATCCACCCCCATAGAGCACGGACCGGCATCCCACTGCTGTATCCCCATATCCCCGCAGCAGTCATACACTTCCTCGACGGCGAGTTGATTCTGCGCTTCGATAAACGGCATACCGATCTTACTATTGTACGCTTCCGTCAATCCACGCTCAGGGTCTTCAAACGCCGCCAGTATCTTTTCAGGCTTGACGTAAATGGAGTTGAGCTGCGATATCCACCACCCGACCATATCCTGGGTACGCTCCGGATAGCTGATGACCCACTCGCCGTTATGCGGGTAGATTTCGCGCGCGCAGTGGCGGCAGGCCCGAATGACCGCGCCACCCACTCTCAGGAGCGCCTTCTGCCGCTCCCAGCCGTTTTCCTCGAACTCCTGCTCCATACAGGTACGGGCGCCGCAGTGAGTACAGGTAATGAACCACAGACGCATATCCGATTGCCGCCACTTAACGTCTATCCCATAATTAGGGATAGTCGGCGTACTAATGTAGTCGATCTCCTGGATGGAACTATGGCTAAGCCGTTCTTCGGCTAACTCGACCATGGACTTTTCCATTTCGTCCACTTCATCGAACACTATGCGGTCTGCGGGCACGCTTTTCAACTGACTGGATGTTTTTTTAAAACCACCTATGGTTCGTGTGCTCCTGGCGCCGCGAAAGTACAACATACCCTTCCCGACGCGCTTGATGTTAGCCGCGTCCGTGTCCTTCACATATTCCTGGATTATGGGATTGTCGCTGATTAATGGTTGGAAACGGCCCTTGCTGAAGTCGGTAACGTCGTCTCTTGTCGGAAACAGGTACAACACTCCCTGCGGATAACGGTCATATATAAGACCATGAATCGACTTGAGCATCTTAATGCTCGTCCACCCGATCTGCGCGCCTTTACGCGAGCATTGCATCGGCGCGTCGAGCTGCATTGGCTCAAGCTGATAAAGGTGCCCCTGGAGCGTAAACGTCCGGCCGTCGAGCTTTATGCCGTTGTCACACGCCCACATGGCGCAGTCAACCGCCCGCTGGGCGTCGTTCATAGCGTTGTTAGTCCTTCCCAACTTCGCCCCCGCCATAGCGCTGTTTGAGTATGCTGGCGTTGAGCTTCTTCAACGCCGACTTCTCATCATCGCTAAGATTGATAAGCACATTCGAGTGGTCGATGCTAATGGGCGCAGGGGTCTCGGCTACCTTTTTCATCACATAAGGGTAGGCGGCGGCGATCTGCGGAATGCTGTGGGGGGTCCGCGTCTGGTTGTATATCTCGATGGTCATGTTGAGTGCTGCTAATTCGCGGTAGACATTGGCGGATATTTTGCGGGCGCGGGCTATGGGCATGATATTGTCGTCGGCGGGCGCCAGACCGGCCGCTACCAATACCGCCAGCATCTCCTCGGCGGTGACGGAGCTTTCAAGCGCCGCCTTGCCGTCGATTGCCCGAATGACTGCGTTTTCTGCTCGATTGTTGCGCGCCATAGTAGTGTGCCGTCCCTTCATGGCGTTGGTGCCGGTGTTGGTGCTGATGGCCAATCGTTCATCCATAACCCTCCGGGAATACAATAAGATGTCCCATTCGATATTGACCCGTCGCCATTAGTAATGCTGCAAACGCAGGGTTGCGCCTGCGGGCAGTCGGTACAAACTGACTGATCCGTTCGGATATTTGGCCCTGGCGGTGTCGGCGGGTCATCCGCGAACGTCATTACTGGGACAATAAGTAAAGCTGCTACGATTGCGATGATCATAGATTTCAAGCGCTTTCTCCTCTCCTCAATTAAACACCACGAAGCTCACCGGCGTCTCGGCCGTTACCCCGGCGACCATGTTTATCGTGAAACTACCCGCAGCCGCCACCACGTTCTTAACCTGGGCGGTCGTGTCATTCGACGCAGGGACAGCGATTACGATACTCCTGGCCGTCACGAGATTATTCGTTACCGTAACTGTGGTTCCAGCCGCAGCAATTCTAACCTGTCCGGCGCTCTTATTGATTGTCTTGTTACCTGTTGCGCCGGCGGTTATAAGCGTCGGACCAAAGTTTATCCCGCCGCCAACCGTGATGAAACCACCCTGGATTTCCTGTACGCTAACGCTGGTAATTGTAAACGCCCCCGAAGTTACCCCGCTGACGCTCAGCACGATACTGGCCGGACTCGCGGTAGAATAGAAAAGGACAGTGTTCGTACCCGCCGCGATCGGCAAAGTGGCCGATGCTCCGGCAAATCCCGTTGTAAGCAGCATCGTGCCACCGACCTCTGTTGGAGCAGCCGAAACGATGTACTGAATTTGGTACTTGCGAAGTCCCGCCGACGCCTGTGCCTGATTAGCCGCCGTTTGCGTAATCGTGCCTGAACCGGACGACTTCGTGAATGTCGCCGCTGTCCCATTTATGGCGAAGTCACCGGCAAGTGTCCAGGTAGACTGACTAAAGTCTGCCGGGTTGCTGCAAGACTCTGTGCCGAGGACCGTCGAGTCCTGAATAGATACTTTTGTGGGCGGGGTCGTGTCTCCTATGCCAACATTGCCGGCTGATATAATCGTTTTAGTAACCGAGGAGTTTCCTATCGTTGTCGAATTCGAGCCATTACCCACCGCGCTGTAGCCGATGACCGTCTCGTTAGTGTCCCCGTCAGTTAATGGGTAGGCGCTATTCCCAAGATAAAGAGAGTTTGTCGCTATGGCATTCGTGACTGAACCACCGGAAATATAGGTACCTGCCTGATAGCCGAGCGCCGTATTCCCCGAACCTGCGTTCAATGAAGCCACAGGAACACTAAATCCAGAACCAGTACCCCCGATGGAAGCGGCAGGGGCAGTAAGAACAGTCGTAGTGTCTTTAAATCTAGCGCCAGGAGAAGTTATTGTAACTGAGCTCACCGCGCCACCAGCTGAAACAACAATCGTAGCGGTTGGGTACGTTGTGGCGGTCGACCCGCTTGAAAGCGTCATCGCGATGCCAGTGTATGTTCCTGGTGTATATAAAGAACCTCCCGTAATCGTCCCAAGCGTTGCGACGTTGGTGGTGTTGTAGTAAAGGGATCGATAGCCATTGGCATTGGTGTAGCTACCCGTGGTGTTGGAGTAGAGGGATTGATAGCCATTGGCATTGTTGTAGCTACCCGTGGTGTTGGAGTAGAGGGAGGCATAGCCATTGGCATTGTTGTTGACGCCTGTGGTGTTGAAGTAGAGGGATTGATAGCCATTGGCATTGTTGTAGCTACCCGTGGTGTTGGAGTAGAGGGAGGCATAGCCATTGGCATTGTTGTTGACGCCTGTGGTGTTGAAGCAGAGGGATTCATAGCCATTGGCAGTGTTGTAGCTACCTGTGGTGTTGGAGTAGAGGGATTGATAGCCATTGGCATTGTTGTAGCTACCTGTGGTGTTGGAGTAGAGGGATTCATAGCCATTGGCAGTGTTGTTGACGCCTGTGGTGTTGGAGTAGAGGGATTCAAAGCCATTGGCAGTGCTGAAGTTGCCCGTGGTGTTGTAGTAAAGGGATTGAAAGCCATTGGCAGTGTTGTAGCTACCTGTGGTGTTGAAGTAGAGGGATTGATAGCCATTGGCATTGTTGTAGCTACCCGTGGTGTTGGAGTACCCTGCTTGATAACCTAACCAGGTGTTTAGTAAAGTATTGTCAAAATTGATTAAATTCGCTACTTGAATCGTATTGTCGGGCGTAGTCGTCCCGATGCCGACACTGCCGGCAAAATAAGCCTTCCCACTCGCAAACACCGCATTTTGCAGCACGCCGGTCGAGTCCGTCTCAGCACTTATTGGAGCCTGCGCGCTGGAAATAGCCGTACCCGCCCCCCAGGAGGGAGAACTGTCTATCACAGCCGTTGTCGAGTTGGTCCAGGACAGGATATGCGTAGATGTGCCCGAGTGCGTAACCGTAAACCCACGGCTGCCAGGATACCCGGCTGCCACAGCATCGGCGGAACTCGTAAAAGCCAGGGCGGTCCCGCTCGTACTCATCGTCCCGGCAAAGGACGTGATCGCCGCCGCGCCGGTAATCTGCGGACTGACGGAGGGCGCGCCCCCCAGCACGGAGAGGGCGCTGGAGGCGGTTGACTGACCCAGGAACGTCTTCATAAACGCACTGAGCGTGCTCAACACTTTTTGCATGGGGGATGACGCCGTCCCCGGCGTCACCCATACTTTGATCGTAAACGTCTTCGCGCTGCCCACGCCGGACGCGCCCGGAATCAGCAGCCGGTTGGGAATCGGCGCCACGTACCCGCTGTCGGTATCGAAGATCGTACTGGCGGAGTTGCTGCATGACGCCGCCAATCCCTGGAGAAAATCGCTGGTAGTGTCCGGAGTCGTGCCTGTGCGAACAGGGTTGAGGGTAACGGCGAAGCCTGTGGTGGGCTGAGCGCCGGCCGTACCTGGAATGATTTCGACACGGGCGGCGGCGCCGGCGATGGGGTAGTTGGGCGTGCCGGTGAGAGTGGGCGCGTTGACGTTGCCGCTGGCGTCGGCTGTGCAGGACCATACCAGCTCCGTACTCCCCATGCTGGCGGTAGGAGCGGGAGTGAAGACGCAACTACCGGCGGCGAAGGAGGGGGGTGTGAACATGCACATGTGGATAAGCAGGACAATCAGGATCGCGATGAGTCGTTTCAAACGCTCACCTCCTTTCTTAAACCTTAAAATTTGATAACCTGGACATATGCGAACTCAAGCCGCTGCTTCGCCCCGCTCGCCAAATTTAGGACGAAGACGAGGCGGTGGTTGCCGGCCATGGCGTCGCCTGGGTATTGGAGACGCAGGGAAACAAGAGTACCGGCGACAGTGACGGACGCGGGTGTGATGAGGTTGGCGGTGGAGGAGACATCACCGGCGCCCGTACCCGTGAACTCGCTGGTGACGGCGGCGGAAACAAGGGAGTCGCCAAAAGGAATGACGCCGGGAGCGCCGGCGCAGTCGGCGATAGGGAAGTCGAATGTGAACGGCCCCCAGTCGAGAGTAGACTGGTTGATGGCGATGGCGGCGGCAGGGCGCATACTCATGTTGAAGTAGAACTCGGGCACTAGAGTCTTCCTCCGCGTGGCAGACCAGGCATCATCGGCAGCATTGAAAATAGCAGGTAGAGCACAACTATCGCGAAGATCACGATAAGGATTATTTGGAAGATTCGCAGGAACGGACCAGGTAGCGGAATCATCCCCGCGATGTAGTAGGCGGCTCCGCAAATAATCGCCGCAATAAGAAGATAGAACAGTATTCCAAGCATATTATGTCCTCCTGATCACGGGATGGCCTCGTGTCTCTTTTCGGCCCTCGCCGCCGCGTAGTCCAGGCAGTACTCACGGCAACTCACATGCCGCTCCGCCTGCCACCAAGTACTGCAGTGCAAACAAGGAGACGGCCGTTCGCCGTCGGTATCGGGCATTCAGCCTGGCGGCGCGACGTACGGTGTGCTCCTGATCGGGTCTCCGGGAGCGCCGGTGCCGACTTTATTGTGGTCCTTCGTGACAAGTCCGAAGACTGCGAAAAGCGCGGCCATTTCCCATTGATGCGCGGTCGGTAACTGCCCGGCGGTAAGTATTGGCTCTATGATTACGGACAATCCAAGCAGAAATCCTGTCAATGTAGTTTGCCAGCTACCCAGCATGGTTGTCTGGATGAATTTTAGCATCACGTTACTGCTACCTTTCTGCTAACTTTCGTTAACAAATGCACTCTACGGTTGATCTTCGTAACGCTGCCAGCGCTGGCGTATGACAAAATAGCGGCAGCGACGTATTTAGCCAATTTAACGGGAACGGCGTTTCCGATTAGTTGTTCCAAATCAGTCTTCGTGCCCTTCCATTGAAATCTCTTTGGAAAAGTTTGCAGCCGCGCCCGTTCAATTGTTGTTAATGGCCGTATTTTAGCGACGGGAACAGGATCGCCCGGATGACCTGTGTAGCCAGAAGGAAGCGGACGGTTTACGCCACGTACCGTAGGAGCTGGCTCGTCAATTGAAAATATGCCTCTGCGGCTGTAATTGCGAGGATGACGATAATAGTGTGTCAAACCGAATTCATCACCCAGATAGTCCCGCACAGTCATTGGCCCTTCTGAAAGGCCCGCCTCTAAAAAAGGCATTAGAAATTCGTCGTTCTCGCCACGCTTTCCAATACAAAAGAAGCGTTTGCGTTTCTGCGGAACGCCGCAAAAACTCGCGTCTAACACCCGCTCGGTTAATCCATAGCCTGAACTTTTGAATATCTCACGCGCGGCAGCGTAAGCGCCGCTGTTTTGCGCTCGATCTACATTTTCCATAAGAAACCATTCCGGTCGGACGTTCCTGATGATTTCCGCGTAGGCTTTCGTCAGGCTCGCCCTGTCCCCTTCGCTCCTTTTGCCTGCGTGCGAAAAGTCCTGACAAGGAGGCCCGCCGATGATGATGTCCGGCGCCTGCGCCGCTATTTCTTTCGATACGGCGCGGACATCGCTTAAATCCGTTTTAACGACGGGGTGTTTGAAATTAAGTTTGTAGCAGGAGATTGCGGAGTCCCACGCGTCGTATGAGCACAGTACGTTAAATCCGGCCTGCTCAAACCCAAGCGACAACCCACCGCAGCCACAGAACAGATCAACTACCTTCATAAAACCTCCACAAGGAAACCCCTGTCAGGGGAGGAATTGCGGCTTGACTCGCCGCATGGGTTAAAATATACTTAGTCCCGCTGTGGCAGCATGTTCTGGCGTTTTGTCAATCCGCCAATCGCAGTCCGAACTTGAAAGAGCGACCTGCCAGCCGAAATCTGGAACTGCAAGCCTCTGACTTCAGTCAGAGGTAATTGACAACCGTTTCCTCCTGTTTGGGAAGAAACCTATCACACAGGAATTAGGGCATCAAGACCTTGACGCCCTAATTATAGTATGGGCTAGATTTTTTTAGCTAGCATTTTTTCCGGGCATCTTCGAAAAGGTCCCCCACCACGACCCCTGTATTCGGGATCACCTGTCTGGATCTGTCATCGAAGCAGTAAGCCATTAGAAAATCCTTGCGGTCGGTAATGTCGAGTTTGGGCAATCCCCACTTTGACAACCACATCTCTATGAGTTCCTTTTGGCCGGGAAATTCCGCACGAGCGGTAAAGATTTTGACCGCGTACTTGCCTTCTGCAATAACGGCGAGAAGGCGGTCAAGCATCTTAGGGACTGGGGAGCCGATCTCAAGGAGATTGAAAACCCCGTCGTACTCCGCCAAAGTCCCGTCAAGGTCAAATCCTACCCAAGTATCCGTAAACATTAGAATATCCTTACCACTTTGGAGAGGTCAAACCGTATCGTCTTACCCCCACGAGGCTATCAAAGCCAATATCTTGTTGGCCAGCTCCTGTGCCCCAGTTTCTATATCCGTGCTGCCTGGACTGCTTACAGCTTTCGCCAAAGATGACTCAATAAGTTTGGCCATTTCATCTTTGAATGCGTGACCTTCGCGCAACCGTCGCACTTCACCAATGAGAAGCAGAATCGTTCGCTTCATCACAGCGTAATTCATGCCGGTGACGCTTGGTGAACAACCCGGGTGCATGGTTTCGAGGTCCGATTTCCAACGTAGCAACCACGCTTCGGACAGTTCCTCGGACTCGATTATCAGTTTATCGTCTTCGTCGTCCATCACATCTCCTCCCTGTCCTTTTTCACCCCCGCTGCAACTTTATCTGGCCATTCTGCGCCGCTGTGCCGACAATGGCGTTGATTTCAGCGATCACATTGTTCATATTCGTCAGATCAGTCGTGATCGTCGCCAATAGCGCGCCGCTGTTACAGTCGGCTACGAGGGTGTCTATGGCTGTATTAGCGAGTGTAACGAATGGCCCGACAGCGGTGGCGACGACGGGGATCAACTCGATGGCGGTGAGCACTCCCTGAAGGTAATTTTGGTAGAACGTAGCCGCCGCGCACACATCGGGGATACCCTGCCCGGTCATCCAGGCCTCGATTGAATTGATTTCTGAAGTTACGGCCGCGCACCCGAAGGTGAACAGCATTGCGATTACGATACAACTTGCTGCGATTTTTCTTTTCATTTTGCGCTCCATTTCCAAAGTGTGTATATCTGTTTCGCGATGTAGCCAACAGCGACTACCGCGATTCCACCCGCGATGATGAAAGCAATCTTCACAAAACCTCCACAAGGAAACCCCTGTCAGGGGAGGAATTGCGGCTTGACTCGCCGCATGGGTTAAAATATACTTAGTCCCGCTGTGGCAGCATGTTCTGGCGTTTTGTCAATCCGCCAATCGCAGTCCGAACTCGAGAGAGCGACCTGCCAGCCGAAATCTGGAACTGCAAGCCTCTGACTTCAGTCAGAGGTAATTGACTATGGCACCTGCAGGTTTTGTTAACGGCCAGGTCCGCCGGACATAACTCTAAGGTCAACATCCCTGTCGTGTATATACCACTTCATCTCGCTGTCCGGTTGCGCCATAAGCCAATTAAAGAAATTGACATTGTTGTAACTTGGCTGCCCGATAGAAATACCTTTCAGGGTTGCTTTTATATTTCTTACGCGCCAGGATAGAAGCCAAGTTTTTTGACGGTCGTAGTCAGTAACAGCGTTCTCACCCTTTTCCAGCCTGGCGATAACCTCGTCTAAGCCCTTCCTTACAACGTCGAGAATATACTCGTCGTAATTCCGCATCAGTCGCGGCCCCCTGTTAATTCTTAACTACGGCCAAATCCGCCTGTAACTGCGCCAGGTCCAGCCCCAGCGACGAGAATCCGGGCTTGACCGCCACGCTCGGAAGCACGGCGTAAGCCTCATCCACCAACACATCCCAGGCATTCCAGGTAATAAGCTGCGTAGACCCCCATGTCAGGACGGTCACGTACTGCGCGTCATACCCCACCGCGAATATCGCGTGACCTCCCACGTTTTCGGAACCTGAGCCGTCCCACGGCTGCCGGGGATTGGCGTCGAACTGACTGAAGAAGTTGTCCTGCACTTCAATCCCCAAATAACAACCTCCGAACAGTACGATCGACTGCTTAACGTGGGTGTGATTGGTACTGTCCACACTTACAAACGCTAGGGGTTTTTCCCCAAAAGCGCCGTTTTGCTGCCAGTATTTCAGCACCGACAATTCATTAAGACCCGAGTCCTCCCCTTTAGTCAGCTTCAGATAGAGATCTACTACATCGTCGGAGGAGGGGATAATGAGGTTGGACACCAAAGCGTTGTAGACGGTGACCGCGTGGCCGAGTCCCGCTATCGTGCAATCCCCGTACCCGGCGGTATCTCTAGGCGGCTCCAGTGTCGGGTCCGGCCCGTTACCGTCCATTGGAAAAAGTTTCGACGGGTCCGTTACCGGCACGTTCATTTCCTGCAGTATGTTGTATGCCAGGGGTGGGGAAGGGATAATCGGAGTCAGGTAGTTTTCAAACCGCAGGGTTCTTTCGTCTATCACTGCGGGTAATTTGCCCAGTTTTAGTGTAAACGGTGTCTGCATCATCTGCTGCCGTCTCCTGTGAAAAAGTGTCGAATTGCCGTCCACCCTCGCCATGTTGCCGGGGCATCTGCATGGCCGCCATTCTTACTGACGGTGAAACTATACCCCGCGTACTGACCGCTTACAAGTTTTATCTGTATGGACGCGTCACCGGCGGCTGTCACCACGCCGTCCATATCGCGTACGAACGCGGAGTCCACGGAAATTGTCACCAAGTCGCCCACTACCACACTTTTCTCCCCCTGGCTAAGGTTTGTATATCCTCTCAAAAAGCGCGATAACTCCCAAAACTATCGCTATGGCGGACAGCACGTAGCTGATATTGACGCTCTTCTGTGTCGCCAGCGCCATCAGTCCATCCTTAAAAGTCCTGAACTGCTGCAACGCCTCGTTGACTCTTTCAAGGTCCCTGTCGTGTTCAATCCTCGGCAAAAGGGTCGCTGTTATATCCTTCAGGCTTTCACGGTTCTCGTTTAACGCGCTGAGCCGGTGCTCCATACTTTCACGCAGCAGCCGCGCCTTCTCATCCAGGGATTGGATGTGAACGTCGAATAACTTCTCGAGAGTGACCAGCTGATTGTCGAAGAACCTCTCAAGATCGCGTATTCGATGGTCGTAGTGGACCTCAAGACTAACATGGCCGGGGAAAGTCCTGTCGTCGTCCGTCATTCCTGGTAGAACCGGTGACGCCCTATCTGCGCAATAAAGTCCGTCTTTCGCGCCCAGGCAGGCCAGGGCCGCATGTAAGCCGCGAAGTAGAGGTTGGCGCCGTTGATTGGATTCGCCGCCGTCCCCGCCAGCACACTATTGGCGATTTCCGCCTGCAATGCGAGATCGGGAAGCTTCGCCGGGTCGATATGCTCAGGGTTGCCGTTCATTGTCCACGAGAACTGGCAGGGGGTGAGAATGACGGACTGGATGGAATCGCCCCACCACCGTGGATGCGTGACACGATTACGAATAACGTAGGCGACGGCGATCTGCCCCTCTTCGGGTTCGCCACGGGCCTCGCAGTATATGCAAAGCGCCAGGAGGGTGATGTCGGTGAGCTGGTCGAGGCCGGGGATCACAGTAGGGCTCCGGCGCCGACTGCCGCGATGATTTCGACACGGGCTGCCGCGCTTGGCGTCAACGCGACGAGGAGGCACGCGGCGCAGATGAGCGCGACGATGATAACGCCGTAGGTTGTCATGCTATCTTACTCTCCTTCCTGTTTTGAGACGCAAGCCGATGTACTTGTCGTGGAGCTGTTGATAGTCAGCTTCCCAGGCGCTGCGGCCGACGCGCACTCCGGCGAAGAAGCCGGTGGCGGCGGCAACGATGGCGATGATGATGGCGGCGGCGGTTCCCCCAATGCTCGCTCCTTTACAGCCATGCGGCCAGCAACCCCAGCACCGGCGATCTGCCAGCATGCGGGGCACGGTCGAGGCGGAAGACGACAACGTCGTGAAGACGGAAACCGGACGGAGGGGGAGGGCTGCTTGCCGCTGCGGGGCCATAACTATGCCGGGCATGCGCGCGGGCGTCAATCGCGTTAATCAACGCGTCCTCCTGCGAACGGTAATCGCGGGAACGGCGGCGGCGGCTCATGCCGGGCGCCGCTTTCTACGCATGGGGCTGCGCGAGGGAAAGGAGGCGAAATCGTGAAGGTCTGCATGGCTCATGCGACTCATGCCCTTATTTCGCGCATACAACTTCTCCGGATGGTGCTCCGCGATTCGCATCGCGGTTGCTTGCGCCTGGCTGACGGCTGGCATAGCGAACCCTTTCTGTCAGAAATAGCTTGACGGACACACGCAAAAAGCAGTATAACGCCGATCAAAGGAGAGTGCAATGCTCAAAGTATACGGGTATATCCGAACATCATCGGCGACGCAGCACGACAATGATGGTTTTCCGCGCCAGACTGCGGCTATTAGGGACTACGCGGCCGCCCACAGTATGAGCGTAGAACGCATTTTCGCCGACGAAGGCGTCACCGGGACAACGGAAAAGCGTCCGGCGCTGGCGGAAATGCTGGTGTCGCTGGAGCAAAACGGCGTCGGCGTCAGGACGGTGCTGGTCGAGATGATGTCGAGGCTGGCAAGGGACTTGATGGTGCAAGAGGTTATAGTCGCCGACTTTAAGAGGTCCGGAGTCAACCTCGTCTCGGTGCTGGACGGCGAGGACCTTCTGGCGGATGATCCGACTAGAACAATGGTGAGGCGGATTCTAGGCGCCGTGTCACAGTACGAAAAGGAGATGCTGGTCTATAAACTACGCGTGGCGAGGGAGCGAAAGAAGGCGAAGACGGGGAAGTGCGAAGGGCGCAAAGGGTACGCCGATCTCGATCCGCGACTGTTGGAGGAAATCGTGGCGCGACGCCGGAGCAGGCAGTCGTTCGTCACAATCGCCGGCGCTCTGAACGAGGACAGGAGTTTTGAGACCCTGTCCGGTCAACGTTTCACCCCGTCCGGGGTGAGGATGATACTGAAGAGAAATTCCGGTTGACATTGGCGTTGGCGGGGGCATATACTGGGGCTAAGTAGTGCCTCACCAATCCCCGCGTCAGGCCCGGACGGAAGCCCCCCACCCGCTTCCTCCGGGCCGTTCCATAAGGAGGGGTGGGTAACATAGGTGACACGGGTAACAAGGGTGACACAGGTAGCACAGATAGCACGGGTACCACGGGTACCACGGGTAACGCAGCTAACACGGGTAACGGGGGTAACCCACATTAATAATACGCCGCAGACCACCTCTTTCTTTTATGTACTTAATATACCCGCGGGTTACAGGGTTACAATCCCGATTTCCTCAATAAAATCAACACGACGTAACCTTAGTAACCCGCGTTACCCCATGTAATGACCCCCAGCAGTACGTGACCGTCCTGACACGGAGGAGGCGCCAATGTCTGACCTCGAACGCCTGGTCGAAAATTGGGCGGAGTACGAACAAACGCGTCTATATCGGCAATCATCGCTGTCGTATGCGGATGAACGGTATCAATGGCGGCTGGACAAGAACCTTGAGAAGATCGGCGCCCGCAACCCGTGGCGCATAGTCAGCCAGATCGACCCCCGCCTCAGCACCCGCCGAATGACAGCTTACCACGCCTTCGCCAACATCACGCGGAGCACCGCGCCTCGCCGCCACACGACGTTGGACGAGTTCGGCTATTGTTTCCGCAGCATTATGTGGGAGGCGCAATGCCAGATCGTCATCAGCCACTTCGAGGGCTACGAGATGCTGGCGACACTTAGAATAGTGGAAGGAGACCGCCAATGGTCGGACTTGATGACATACTTAAGCAGATTATCTCCGCGAAAAGAGGAGCTTTCAAAGATTATCGCCGCCTCCTGGCTCGCGTTGAGAGTGGAGTGGCGCCGCCGCTGCCGCCGCCCGAACAGTGCCCGAAGCAGTGCGTGATGCAGGATCACGTGCTGGTAGGGAGAAAGGAGATCGCGGCGTATTTGAGGATCGAGGTCAGGTGGCTGACGGCGATAAACAAGGCGGTGGAAGGCGGAGTGCCACACGCGATACTGGGAAAGTCGTGGGTGTCGACCACGCACACGCTGCTGGAATGGATGACGGAGCTGGTGAGGAGCAGGGCGGTGGTGGTGTATAATATACCGGATAAGAAATGGCGGCCGTCGCCGGAAGTAGTGAGGAGATTCAGCCGGGAGAAGGTGAAGGCGACGGTGGAGGCGGCGGTGGAGAAGGGGGTGAAGAAAAAGATTAAGGTGTGGAGGGACGGGCGGTAATAGCGGCGGCGGCGGCGGCAGCGGTAGTAGTCCTAACAGTTAAAGCGTCGGCGGCACCGGCACCGTCAGCTCCACGGCGGGCGGCGCCGGCGTAATAGTCGCGACCAGCTTACCGGGTTCGACCTTCACGTCTACGGACGGCGGCGACGCCCCTTCCGCCTCCCAACCTTTAACATGCGCCTCTAGCCTTGTCAGCGCGGCCTTAACATCGGCAACCAAATCCTCTAGTTTTTTCTCCACATCGATAAAAACATTCGCCATCTAGGTATCTCCTTAAGGCAAGGGGTAAGTAGCAGGGCCGCCGATGACCGCCCGGTCATCGTTCCATCAGCCATATGCAACTATGATATACGAACAGACGCACGGGCGGGTGAATGGCGCACGCAGCGGTGGACGGTGAACGGTGAACGGTGAACGGCAAGTGCCCCCGCACAACCAGGTCTGCGTATCGTAGTAATGCAGAGTAATGTCTAATCCCATGTCATCCATGTCTGGCCCGACAGTGTGGTGCCGGTCGCCCCGCGCGCGCTGTGAGTTTGGGGGGTAGGGGGGGTCGCGCGCGCGCATGCATAGGGGAGGTAGGGGTCCTATGCACACGCATATATCATCAATGCGAACGCAATCCTTAGATTGAGTGTGATCGGCCCCGGACATAGGCGGCGTGGATGTGAGTGGTGATGCGTCTAGTAGGCGCCGTGTGCGCCGTGTGCGCCGTGTGCGCCGTGTGCGTCTAGTAGGCGCCGTGTGCGGCATGGATGTGAGTGGTGATGGGTGTATAGTGCGCGTGGAGGCGCCGTGTGCGCCGATGATTGCTCCATCTCTCTTGGGAGCCATAGCCTAGCAGGTAGCGTGCGCGGTGCCCGCAAATCGTATATAACCGTGATATGGCCGCGGCATGTGATACGGCAAGCCGGACGCACTGCCCGCTGCTATCTACTACCATAGTTCTGACGGTAGCCAGGCCGCTACCAGAGCAACGATGGCACATGGAGGCGAGCTATTAGAGGGGATAGTAGTAGGCTGGCGGCAATGGTTGCGGCAAGGGCGTCGATGGCGGCGGCGGCGGCAATGGTTGCGGGTAAAAAAAAATGCGGGGCGGGCGAAAATAGGGCTTGACATGGGCGGAATAGATAGTAAGATACAGTACTACAGGGGCAATGATAGTTCGCCCGAATTATAAGGATTGCAGAGCACATCTAACAGCCTGGCGATACCGGGTAAGGAGCAATGGAGATGAGAGCATACCTGAGAGATGCACAAGGGTACCTGACAATCGTATCCCTCGACCGAGTGCCGGGCAAAAGGGGCGTGTTGAGCGACGGCGACGGCGAGATCAATCTCGCCGATCAACGTGGGCGAACCGAGCTGTTTGGATGGCCGGACGAGGGCAGGGCAGGGATATATGCGGCAGATCGCGGAGGGCGGGAATATGTCATCCCGCTGCCCTTGGCAAGGCAATAACTCAAGCGAGCGTGCTGGTAAACTGCGGGGGAGAACGTCGAGGAAAGCGCCTGACCAGCGCGAGTACAAAGCCAGTATTCTCCAGGCTGGTCACTTGACCTGTACTCTCTATCGTAGGCAGAGGGATTGCGACTCACATTAGAGCACAAGGAGAAGGAAGATGAAAATGTTAGTGAATTGCACACCGCATGCAATAACTGTGCGGCCGAGTGACGGTGACGGCGTGACCATACCGCCGTCGGGGATTGTCCCGCGAGTGACGGTAACGACCGTCGCGGACGGGGAGATTGAGGGCCTGCCCGTGGTCCGTACCACGTTTGGGCAGGTAGAGGGATTGCCAGACCCGGAGACGGGTATCTGGCTAATAGTGTCGTCGGTAGTCCTGACGGCACTGGTAGGGACTAGGCCGGATTGCTTGGCGCCGGATACATCGCCGGCCTCAGCAATCAGAGACGACGGCGGCAGGATTATCGCCGTCAGGAGGTTGACGAGATGAAAACGGGATACCAGGCAGACTATGACCCCAGCCCAAGTAAGGCTGGGAGGTCGGGGCCTGCTCCCACCGGCGTGGTCTCTCGCCTGGTGGTTGAGCAGCCCACGGGCCGGGTATTCACCCAGCGCGGCTATTGGCACCGCTGGGTCGAAAACCGCGACTCAGTGGTGGACGGAATCCGTTGGGACTGGGACAGCTTGGTGCCAACGGGCGAAGTCCTCCACGCCGTAAAATTGGCGTGGGACGAGGAGGAAAGGCGGCAGGCGGAAAAGGTTCGTCTGCGGGCTGAAAAAGCCTCGGCCGATCAAGAGCGCGCGGCATGGGTGGCCAGCCTTCGCGGGCGCAAGTTTGCCGGGCTGACTGTCAGCGTGTCCGGCGATGGAGAGCTGGTGGATGAATGGGGTAATTTCATCCTGCCCATGCCATCCCCACGCTCCGATGCGGAGCTGGTGTCCTGGATATACGCTCAGACCACGACAACCGACTAGGAGAAAGTACCTGTTGACATAAATTTTACCAAGAGTTAATATCCCTTCACTGAGGTTACCAACGAGATGTTGACAAGCAAAAAGGTGTGCGAACGCCTGGGAATCCACCCCAACACGCTGAGGAAATGGGCCGATGACGGAAAAATCAATCACATCAGAACTCCCCACGGGCAACGCCTGTACGATGTTGATGGATTCCTGTCTCGGATGGGGACGCGAGCAAGAATCGTTTACTGCCGCGTTTCATCCAGAAACCAGAGAGACGATCTCAAATCCCAAATTGAGTTCATGCGAGTCAGATTCCCAGACCATGAATTCATCGAAGACCTTGGATCAGGTCTCAATTTCAAAAGGAAGGGCTTTAATTCCTTATTGGAACGAATCTTGTCTGGAACTGTCGAAGAAGTTGTTGTCGCTCACAAAGACAGGCTTATGCGGTTCGGATTTGATATGCTCCAATCCATCGCAGCCAAATTCTCTTGCAGGATCGTGGTTCTCGAAAACCCACAACTCGCTCCCACCACTGAACTCGTGCAGGATCTCCTTGCCATTATCCACGTCTTTAGCTGTAGGCTTTACGGACTCCGAAAGTACAGTAGTAAGATCTGCCAAGATAAGGATCTATCCAAAGAAGACGAGCAACCAACTGTTTAATCGCTATGCCGGGCTTGCTCGCTATTGGTACAACCAGGCAGTATCGCACTTAAAAGGCGAAGGAACCAGGGCGAGTATGGCTGAAGTCCGCAAGATCCAGAAAAACGAGCATCCATCTTGGGCTTTCAACTGCCCTCAACGAATCCGAGAGCACGCCATGGCCGATGCTTGCGAAGCGGTGAAGAACGCCAAGCGCAAGTCCAAGTCCACGGCGGTTTTCCAGAAGGTCAAGTTCAGGGCAAAGCGCGATTCTATTCAAGGCTTTGGATTTGACGCGCAAAGCTTGAAAGACGGTTTCGTTTTTTCCGGCAAGTCATATCGTGTCAACTTTCACCCTTCCGAGGAATTTAATATTTCCAAGGAAGGCACCAGAGTAGTTCGTAAATCGGGAAGATGGTTTTTGATTGTTCCAAATGAGCGCCCGGTGCAGGTTCCCGAAACCCAAAGGAACGGTATCGTGGCGCTTGACCCAGGTGTACGAACGTTTTTGACGTACTATTCCGAAACAATGCACGGCAAGATTGGTGAAGGTGATTTCAAGAACATCTATAGGTTGTGCTATGCACTTGACGCTCTGCAATCTAAAATCAGTAAGGCGAAGTGCAAGCAGAAGCGGCGCATGAGGAAAGCCAGTGAACGGCTTCGATACAGAATCTTCGATTTGGTAGACGATCTCCATAAGAAAACCGCTTACTGGCTGGTAACTACTTTTGCCGTGATTCTGTTGCCGACTTTTGAAACATCAAAGATGGTAACAAAGTTGTGGTCCAAGGTAGCTCGATCCATGCTAAATTTTGCGCACTACGGATTTAAGACGTTCTTGAAGTCTAAAGCAGAAGAATATTCCTGCCGGGTGATTGATGCGGACGAATCGTATACCTCAAAAACATGTTCCTACTGTGGAAAGATTCAAAACATAGGTAGCAAAAAGGTCATGCGTTGTCCGTGCGGTGCAATAGTGTGCCGGGATGGAAACGCGAGCCGGGGGATATTCCTCCGCGCACTGACGGCTACGTCCTCTGAAGGCGAGAAATTAAGATCTCATCTTCAGTGCATTTGTTAACGAAAGTTAGCAGAAAGGTAGCAGGGAGGATGACGTTGAAAACTAGAGCTGATCTTGAAACGCATTTGAGGGCCGAACTAAACCAGTGGTTTGTTAAGCAATGCCAGGACGGCTTTACTGACTATTACCTCTGGTTTTTGGAGAGCACGGCGGAACATGACGGCGGTATCCTTATTGCAGCTAAGCCGCCAGCAAACACCGGCTACAGACTGGCCTTGCCCGAAAAGATACGGAAGGGTTGCACCGTAGAACAGAATTTTAACTGGCTACGCCTGGGAATATGCCGGACATTGCCGGTATTGTCTGTATTGTAGCCTGATTCCGCCTAACCGCAATGCGAAGAAAGGAAAGGGAAAAGTCAATTACCCCTGACTGAAGTCAGAGGCTTGCAGTTCCAAGAACGGGAGTAGTTGAGAATCAGCGTGGACTGCGATGGGCAAATTGACAGGGTTGCCCTTAAAACTAAGATTGATTGCGGCGTTTAAGTCCGCATGGGTTGTAAACCCGCATTTCGTACAGGAGAATAGGGCTTGAGACTTTCTATTTTTCTTAGATACAAAACCACACACGGAACAGGTTCGACTCGTATTGCGGGGATTGACCGCAATTACAGGCACACCATCCCGTTTGGCTTTGTATTCGATATATCCTCTGAGCTGCCCGAAGCTCCACCTCCCGAACCGTTTTCTTTGCGCCTTGGAAACCGTTGTCCTGCCGTTGAAGCCTTTCAGGTCTTCAATTACGATTGCCCGGCAGGTGTCTTTAGCCAAAAAAACGATTTTCTTGCTGATTACGTGGTTCGTGTTCTTCTTGAATCTTGCCTCTTTACCGGAAAACTTTTTAAGGTGGCGTTTCGCAGACTTTCCGCCACGGCTTTGAAGTGCTCTTTTAAGTTCGGTTGCTTTCTCTCGGACTTTGTCCGTCGCTTCACCGGAGAAAGTATCTCCATCCGAAGTGGTGGCAAGACTAACGATTCCGAGGTCAACCCCCAGGAAACCTTTTGGTTCAAACTCAGGCAGTTCCGGAATTTCGCAGACCTGAAGCAGATAGAAAATTCCTTTGGAAAGCACAAGGTCGGCTTCACCTCTCCTGTGTTCGAGAAGTTCAAGTTGTTTTTTCCCTGCGAGAAAAGGAACTCGAAGCCTGCCCACAAGAGTCCAGATATTGACAGACTGATCTTTCATCTTCCAAGAAAGGATTCGGCTGTCGAAAGCGATGGAGCCGGTGTCTTTGAAAACTCGTTTCGTTTTCTTGTCTTTCTTGTACGAATCGGAAACCTTGGAAATGCACCGGATTGTCACTTGAGCGCCAAGGCCAAACTGTTCTTTCAGTTCAAAATATTTTGCCTTGTGAAGATCGTATTGTCGAAAGGTTTGCGATTCCCAAGCCCAAGAAGACAACGCATTGGCACATTCGTTCGAACGCAGAATCGTATCCATCAGGGCTTTGTGTTGCTCTGGCGTAGTCTGAAGTTTCACTTGGGCAATCAGTTTCAAGGCATATCCTTCTTTTGTTTGAAGGATTATAGATTTAAAACAGCGGCGTGTCAAGCCGCAATTCCTCCCCTGATTGAAATCAGGGGTTTCCTTGCGGAGGTTTTATGAAAAAAGTACAAGTGTATAGAGACGGAGCAATCCGGACATTGAAACCCGGCGTCGACGTTGACGCCTATCTTGCCCGGCATCCCGGCGCAATCGAAATTAAGAAAGTCCCGTGCATCAGGACGCTGGAACGGTGGAATAGTGATTGCGGATGCAGGACAATAGACGGTTGTTGGGTAGAACCCGATGGGGTGTGTGAACATGGTTATCCGTCGTGGTTGTCGGCGCTTGGAATGATCTAGTCAAACCTCGAAGCAGAGGTCCTCGAAGAGAATGGGAAGGCTTGAAGATATGAGGGAATTATCACCAGCGGAACGTGAGCAACTTGATGCATTGGTGCGCCACTATCCTTACCGGATTATATGGTGCGCGATAAATTTGGAGGGCGAGTTTATGGCCGGGGCCGATCATAACAGGCGGCAAGTCAACAGGATGCGCCGCCTGGGATATCAGGTATCAGTAGCCGAGAGGGCGGGAGGATGACGACGGCTTTCGACGAATTCATGGCTGAGCTGGTCGCCGTGCACACAGGTCTGGACCGTCTCAAAGAGCGCGCGATGGTCTATCAGGTGGAGAGGAAAGAACGGTTGGCAAAGGAGCATGGGAAGCCGATCAATGCTTACTACGGCCTGTCATATTGGCGGTGGGTGGCGATAAGAGACGCGGACTAGAAAGGACGGGGACATGGTGGTAAAGGATACAGTTTATGCGTTTGACGAATTGACTCCGAAGCGCAAGCTCATAGTGCCTAAAGAAAAGATTGGAGAAGTGAAATGTTGATTCAAATAAGAAACCGAAGAACAGCAGATGTTATTCAAGAAATAGAAGCAGACAACTTAAAAGTAGCCATAGAACTACTTATAAAAAGAGGGGCTGACCTGGGAGGGGCTGACCTGAGAGAGGCTCACCTGAGAGAGGCTAACCTGAGAGAGGCTCACCTGGGAGGGGCTAACCTGAGAGAGGCTCACCTGAGAGAGGCTAACCTGAGAGAGGCTCACCTGAGAGGGGCTGACCTGGGAGGGGCTAACCTGAGATGGGCTAACCTGAGAGAGGCTAACCTGGGAGGGGCTGACCTGGGAGGGGCTAACCTGAGAGGGGCTAACCTGAGAGAGGCTAACCTGGGAGGGGCTAACCTGAGAGGGGCTGACCTGAGAGGGGCTAACCTGAGAGAGGCTGACCTGGGAGGGGCTGACCTGAGAGGGGCTGACCTGGGAGGGGCTAACCTGGGAGGGGCTAACCTGAGAGGGGCTGACCTGAGAGGGGCTAACCTGAGAGGGGCTAACCTGAGAGGGGCTAAAGGAATAAACAAATATCTCTGTACCCCTTTACTCTTACTACTAGATCAACCAAGTAAGATTAGAGCCTATAAACTAATAAACTCAAAGGGGGAAGGCCCTTATAATGGTGGAATTAACTACCTGAAAAACCACACATTCTCAGTTTCCGATGCTGATATCAATGAAGGAGAACAGTGTGGGAGAGGGATTAACCTGGCTACCCTGGATTGGTGTATTAAAGAGTGGCAAGAAGATTATGCCATTTTAATAATGGAATTTACAGCAGCCGATATCGCCGCCATACCTACAGCAACCGATGGTAAGTTCCGGGTTCACCGTTGTGAACGGGTCGGTGTAGTGGATTTAAAGACGGTAGGTCTTATTAATTAAGCGGTGGATATACCGCGCATTGGAGGCGGAATACGAGTATTTGACCGGCGAAGAGGCGATAAGGGCGGCGATTGACGCGAATGAGTATGAGTTTACGGAAAGCGGGGAGATAGTATGAAAACGGCGGCGAACAGGCATGAGGACGACTGGCAAATGCAAATGTGCCGATGGCTGTTGAGGCTTATACTAATGTCGGCGGCGGCGTGCGCATGGGTAGCATGGCAGGGGCGGTAACAACGGCAAAGGGGTGGCGGCGATGAAAAAGATATTTAAGCATGCGAAATTTACGGCGGTCGTCATTGACGCCGGCGGGTATTTCAGTATAACGGGGGATATGGGCGGTGCCTCTGGTGCGGTTGGCGAGGAAATAGCGGCCATTGATCCCCGCTTTGCGCCGATTGCGCGAATGCATCTCAGTGACTGTAAAACCGGCGCGCCTATGCACGCTTGGGCGAATGCGGAATATTACGCCAAGGAGGGCAGGCTTGCTATGCTGGCCCGCCACTTGCGCATATCCCTGGACGAGGCAAAGGCGTTTGGTGGCTTTGCAGCCCCGGGACTCGCAGAGTTCAAGGCAGGATTGGAAACGCGATGGCGGGCGGAGGCGGCGGCGGTGTACGCAGTCATTGCCTGTATTCCCGGCGATTTGACGCGGGGATTTGTGGACCCGTATGATGCGGAGGGCGGCTGTATAAGCCCGGAGTATGAAATTTGTCTGGACTTGTTCGACGCTCCGCACAAGGCGATTGCGGCGGCGATGCAGGAGGATTGCGCCGTATGCGACGTGGAAGAAAGCGACAATGAATATATGGTTGCAGGGCGGACGTATGCGGTATTGACGGACAGTGAGGCGGACAACGCCTGGAATGACAGGTTGGATAGCTATATTGCCGAGTGCCTGGAAATTCCGGCGCATGTGGAGCCATACTTTGACCGTGACGCATGGAAACGGTATGCAAAAATGGACGGGCGCGGGCATAGCTTGGCGGGGTATGATGGCATCGAGGAAAAACGGGAGGTTGCGGGCGTGACGTATTATCTGTATCGGCAGTAACCGGGCGGCGTGGATGAATGTGCCCGGCGGACTTAGCGGGCAAACGTTTAACAGGGAAAGGATTGGCCATGATGACACGCAAAGAGCAGAAACGGCGGCTTCTCACCGAGATAGACGGCGCAATCGCAAGGGCAAAAAGCATCAAGGCTATCGACGGCGGCGGCGATGATGGCGGCGGCGCGCTGGATACAATTATTTTTGAAGTTCCTGGAGGTGTTAAATACACCATACCCCATAATAGGGAAACCCTGGAGAAGTTCAAGGCGAGGGTTAATGCGGTTTTCCCCACCACAACCAAGGCAAGCCCCCAGGCGTTGAAGTCCCTGCCTGCCGGGCGCTCAGCAGGCCGAATATCGAGTGAGGGCGTATCGTATTACAACGAATTCAAGCCGCGCAAGGCAACATGGATTCGGCGGGCTGGCGGCGATGTTATCGGGGTAACAAGGGATGGGTTCATTACCGACACCGCCATGGCGATTCTACCCGGCCCCGGCAAAAAAGCATTGGCGGTTAATATGGATCGCGATGTGCATACGCTGGTTTCCGGTAACGCCCCGGAGATAATACACGCCGCCGAGTTCAAATCCCCGTATAGCAAGGAACCGTTGGCGTATCTGGTTAACGCTGCGGGGGACGATATTTTTGCTGACCCAAAACTGCTGGATGTTGTACTTTCTGAACACCCCGGTGCAAAGATGTTTGCAGAGGGGGACGGACACCCTATCGCATTCCGGGACACGGCGGGCAAACTCGTAGGGGTTGTAATGCCAATGTTAGTGGACGCGGAGGCAGACGTAGACGCGGTTTGGGTCAAGCAGAACCAGCGCAGCTTCGACGCTTGCTAGGGGCGTCCTCAACTACGGGTCAGGGGGCGATCGTGCCTCCTGGACCCCTTCAGGTGCTTCACAGAGGCGAGGGCGGCAGTGGGCGGCAGGGAAAATGCGCCCCGGCCGCCGCCGCCCCCGCCTATTGCCGCTGTGATTGTTTTTTTTTTGTTGACACAAGCCGGCGGCAGGTAGTATCAGGAGACAACATGAGCAAACAAGAGCAAGGGGGGGGGGGCGGCTGTGAAATAGCGCCGGGCATAAGCGCACAGTGGAAAGGTAGTAGAGTGGCGGTGGCAATAGCAGCGGCAATGCACACATACACAAGGTGGTGGGACGGTGCAAATACTATGCAGTCAGTACAATGCGCGGCTGTCATTGGCGGCATGCAGCGTCAATGTCGGCATGGCGGTGGCGGCGGCCAGGGAACTGCAGCGAACGGGCAACCTCGTAATGCTGCGGGGATTTCAAGCCGACCGGCTACTGCATTGCGGGCAGTGCGTGGTATGCCGGCGGGTAATGGCGGCGGAAGGGTTGGTGGCGAGGGACATATTGGCGACGGCGATAGGGTGCATTCGGGCATACTATGTGAAGATCGAAAACACCGATCTGGACTGCCGGCGGCAACACAAACAGGCGGAAAGGGGAGCAGCATGGCTGGCAAAGGACGGGAACAGGGAGAAGGTGAACAGGAACAAGCGGGCATGGAGGTTGCGGCAACGGGCGGTAATAGCAGCAGCAGCGGCGGTGGCAACGGCGACGGCGACGGCGACCTGTTAGCGGACGGCACCGAAGCAAGGCTGGCAACTGCGCTGGCTGAGGCGGCGGGGCAGGTGAGGGCGGCGTTGCAGCGCCCGTTGCCAATCCCCGCCGGCCTGCTGCTGAAGGCCGAAAACTCCGGCTTGCCGGACTTCCCGCAGGCGGTGCGCACACGATTTGTCGCCGCTGTGCTGGAGCGGATGGGGAAGGTGTTGACGGAAAGGGGAAAGGAGCTGCGCGGGGCGGTGGACACGCAGTTGATGGCTATGCTAAGCGTCATGGGGGAGGCGGCGGTCGCATTGGACGGCATTGGCAGGATGAGCATGAAAGAATGGCGGGGGGCGAGTTTTGACAAGAGCGCGATGGCGCGGGCGCTGCTCGACCTGGGTGTGGATGTAGCGGTCATCGAGTCCGCAATGGCGGCGGGGAATAAGGAGCATAGTAAGGATGTGCTGGAGATGCGATGGAAGAAAGGAGGGGATGATTGATGCCGACGATTAAGTGTTACAATGAACGGGAACTGGCCGTACTGCTGGGCTTGTCCGTCAAAACCCTGCAGAAGTGGCGCGGGGTCGGGAGTGGCCCCGCGTACATCAAGCTGGGCAGCCGAGTAGTGTATAACGATGATGATGTTGCTGCGTTCGTCGCGGCTAATATGCGGCTGAGTACGCGGAGGACGGGGAAGCGGAAGAGGTAGTGGTGGCGGAGTCGCGCATTGCGCCCGCCGGCCATCCGGCGGGTGTACCCGTCAATAATTTGACACAAAAAGTTAATTATATCCATAATTTGTGAATTGACAGCGCACCCTGCCCCGTGGTATCCTCGATACCCTCCACAACACAGAGAGCAGACTTATTCTCCGCTTGGGGATACAAGCGGTGGGTGAAAATCCCTAGAAGCCTCTGACTTTAGTCAGGGGAGTATTCACGGGAAACGTAGCGCAGAGAACCGCAGGAAGAAAAAAGAGGCAGAACAGAAATGATACGGCGAGTAGAGCATACACTGAAATTCGCTACAGCAGCGAAACGGCAAAAGCTGGATTCGTTCTTTGCCGAGTACGCTCGTGTCGTCAATGCCTTCGTTGAATTGTACTGGAATACTGACAGTCTCCCCGGAAAAGCCAATTCGGAAGTTTATGTTCAGGTTGATTCATGGATGATGGGCAAGGCTCGTAAATGTGCCGCCAATCAAGCAATAAGGATACTCAAGTCTGTTGCGAAGAAGGATAGGCAGAAGACCTATCAGGCGTACAAGAAAGCCTACAGTAAAGCTAAAGAACGCAACCGAGACGTGTTTGGTATTTTATCAAGCCGATGGTCTGAGTGGTCGAAAGGAAAAGCCTTCAGACATAGGATAAAGATGCCGGTGTTCAATGGAAACACCATTGACCTGAACTCCGACCTTGTTCGTATTCAAGATGCAAATAAGTCTTCTGAGTTCGACTTGTGGGTACGCTTGGGAAGCATTTTTGGCAACAGGGAAAGTCTTATTCTTCCGACGAAACATCACGAGCGGAGCAGACACTTCAAGAAGACAGGTTGGACACAGAGAAAGTCTGTTTGCCTACGAAGAGACGTTTCAGGTCGATACTACGCTGATGTGTTTTGGGAGAAAGACGACCCGAAGACTAGTCAGCAAGGACAAGCAGTTGGGGTGGACATCGGGATAAACAAACTGCTGACCACCAGCGATGGAGAAGAGCTTGGAACGGAGTTACGTTCAAAGCTGGACAAGCTGAACGGGCGGCGACAAAACTCGCATAACTGGAACCAGACTCGTAAGGAGATTAAGGACTATATTGGGTTTGTGACGAACAGGTTCCCTTGGGATACTGATGTTGTGGTGATGGAGAATATCCTGAACATAACACAGCAGACCAGAGGACGAGTTGGAAAGGCGACCCGAAAGTTGCTTGGTCACTGGAATATAGATTTGCTGTACAGGAGGATGGCGGATAAGGCAGAGCAACACCGTGTGTTTCTCGCCTTTGTAGAACCTGCTTATTCTTCTCAAACGTGCAATTCTTGCCGAGCAATCAACAAGAAGTCAAGAAACGGAGAGGTATTCAAATGCACCGTTTGTGGGCATGCGGATGACGCTGACCACAATGCAAGCATGAACATACTTCAACGTTTCTTGGATGGGCATTTTACCGTAGCCCGTGGCACACAAAGAGCATGAGGTTTTTCTACCTTTTGTTCAACGATAGCGGACTCTGTGCTGCAAAAGTGAGACGAGAATCAACGAACGGGTATCAGGACCGGTTCAACTACGTCCGGACGGCCAGAACGCGAGGAGAAGGCGCATGGAGCAAATAGGCAACGGCGACAGCGGCGGCGGATTCATCAATTTCGATCCGGATGCGGCGGCAACCTACATCATCACCCCCATTGAAGAGGTAGTCCGGCATTACAACCTGGGGGCGGATGAGGACTACAAAACATATATGTTCAAAAGCATCTACCATAACATCCCCTTCGTTATCAACGGCCTTTCCAGCTATCTCCACATCCCCGCCTCCAAAGTCGCCACCTGCGCCATCGACATCGGCGTCAACAACCTTACCCTGAGACTGGGCACGGCGGTGGAACGCATTAACAGCCTGCGGGGAAAGGTGTTGCTGGCCAAGGGGTGTTTACGCGAGGACAAGGAAGCGGTGGCCAGGGATTGGGCGGTCGAGTTCAAAAGCAGCCAGAAAAGAACCTGGCCGGTGAGATTATTGGAAGGCGTGGTGGTCAAGGCTGACAGGTTCGCGGCCATGGCGGGGTTTTCGTTGCGGCATGTGCGGCAGATTGCGATATTAGCTGGCGTCGTCCACTCACCCATAATCGGGGCGGCGACGCAGCAGAAGATATTGGCGATTATTAAAAACTTCACTGTCGATGTGGAATACAAAAACGAGTTCATGCAGAGAAAATTTCAGGAGATCGCGCCGAAAGACGACGACGACGGGGAGTTCGTTGAAAATGTGTGGGAGGTAATATAATGAATACACCCCTATTATATCATATAGTATTTAATATACCCGCGGGTTACAGGGTTACAATCCCGATTTCCTCAATAAAATCAACACGACGTAACCTTAGTAACCCATGTTACCCCAAATACGTTTTAGTGGGGTAACAGGGGTAATAAGGGTTATGATGCGCTGTAAGGGTTACAAATTAACATGAAGATTACGCGGGTAATAAGGGTTATGATGAGCTGTAAGGGTTACAAATTAGCGTGGGGGTAACATGGGTAGTAAGGGTTACGATGAGGCATAAGGGTTACAAATGAACATGGAGATTACGCGGGTTACACACATTTCCGGGGGAGGGGGGAATATGTTTATTGAGTATGAGGCCGTGAGGTCGGCGGTACTGGGGACCGGAGGAGCCAAAATGACCGGAGCCGAGTTGATAGCCGCAGAACGGAAGCGGCAGTTAAAGAATAAAGGTTACACACTCAAACATGATGAAGGGCACACCAAACAAGAGCTTCTCGTCGTCGCTGCCGCACTGATTTTGAGGGCATTAAATGAAGTGGACTCGGCGAGCATAACGGTTGACGAATTTCTTGGCTACTATGCTCCCCTCGAGGATATGGCCTGGATGCATTATATCGTTGAGCACGGGCGTCCCGACAAAATAGAAGGGTTGGCAATCGCCGGTGCTCTGATAGCCGCCGAAATAGACCGGCTGCAAATGGATGAGAAGGGGGAAGGGAGAGCAGAGTGATGACTATGACAAAGACGATGGAGTGTACATGTCAGGACCTGTGCATCATGGGCGGCATCGTGAAGATCGAGCCGAGGCGGATTAGCGGATACATTGAAGGCCGGTGCAGGGTTTGTGGCCGGATTTGGAAAATTTGCCCGGAGACTTGGAGCAAGGAGGAGGTGGGGGGGGGGGGGGGATGACAAGTATAGCCTTGGTAGATCTGCGAGAAAACAACGGCCATGTCGTTGCAATCGTCGATGACAACGAAAACATTGTTCAGTTCGACAATTTCGATGAAATTGAAAAGCTTAAGGGAAATCATCCGTTGAGCGGGTTCCCTTGGCTGGCGGTAGATATTGATTCAGAAATCTGTTGGTGTATGGAGGAGGTGAAGTGATGCCGCGAGAAAAGAAGACTTTCGTAACCACCGATGACACGAACAAGACCTATGAGTACCCTCGCCAATGGCACGAAGATAATGTCCAAGTATGGGAGGTCGAGGTGTCCATGAACGCCCTCGACGACAACTCAGGGCATACTTCGGGTTTGGACACAATCAAATCCTTCTTTGTCGAGCGGAGCACCATAGAAAAACTCATGCTGCGACCAATAGCTAAGAAAGATGCGGCCCCGGAAGAAGTCAAGTTTGAACCGGCCTACGGGCTACGTTGAGGAGAATTTATGATAACAACGGTTGAAAAGGCAAAGACCAAACTCTGCCCCCTGGTGAGTAACATCGTTGGCGGGGGGTGTCGGGCTCTCTGCCTGGGTGACGAATGTATGCTCTGGCAATGGAGTGAATATATTTACAAGAACAAAGAGAGCGGACGCCAGTACGTTGCGGATGGGGAGATTGACGACCCAAATTATGAAAAGATGCCGGCTCGGGGATACTGCGGACTCGCGGGGAGACCATGACTACGCAGTGGCTAAACTCAGAGAACGATTAAAGGTATGATCATGTCCGCGCTCCCCCCTCCCGCAGCCTTTTCCCTCCCCGCCAGGGAAGCCGTTGCAGTTAACGAAAGTTAAGAAAAAAGGATCGGTAGCAGATATGCAGAAAATAGAAATTGACATTCATGAGTTACTTGGTGACCCGGAATTCCTTCGAGAATCCATTGAGGAGAAAGTAAAAGAAACAATCCTTCAAGGTATCGGCAAGAATATAACAGCTCAGGTGAGCAACCTTATCAACCAGGAACTTGCAAGAGCTATTGAAAAAAAGATGCCCGAACTTGTCAATGCTGTTCTTGATGACCCATATGTGAAGGTAGACCAATGGGGAGACCGCGAGGGGAGCAAGCCAACCACTTTTCGCACCGAGTTGGTACGGGCTGTCAATGACCAGATGACTTACAAGAAGAAGACATTTTCTTCTGACGAGAATGCCTTCACGAAAGCGGTTGATGGGGTCGTCGCGGCAAACGTACGGACGTTCAAGGAGTCTTTCAACAAATTGGTCAATGATACTTTCACAAAAGACGCCCTTAACTACGCAGTGGCTAAACTCAGAGAACGATTAAAGGTATGATCATGTCCGCGCTCCCCCCTCCCGCAGCCTTTTCCCTCCCCGCCAGGTTTACGGAATGGCGGCAGCATCAACCCGCCGCGATCCTCCAGATCCTGGACGCCGAACGGCGATTCACAGGGCTGGTGATGCCGACGGGCGGGGGAAAGTCGATATGCGCGGTGGCGGCGGCGCTGATTTCCGGCAAACGCCTGCTATATCTCACATCGAGCAAAGGCTTGCAGACCCAGCTCCTTCGCGACTTTGCAAGCGTCGGCATGGTAGATGTGCGCGGGCGCAACAACTATAGCTGTATTAATTCTCCCGGCGTTAATTGCGACCAGGGCGTCTGCGCGGCGGGCGTGCCATGCCCCGACCGCGGCCGCTGTGAATACCAGCGGGCTGTGCGGCGGGCGGCGGCGGCTCAAATGGTCGTTACAAATTACAGTTATTGGCAGTCGGCGATGGCCGCCGGCGTCCCACTGGGCCGTTTCGACCTGCTGGTCGCCGACGAGGCGCATGGAATCGACACGGGGGTCAGCAACCATTTACAGGTAGAGCTGAGGAAAAGCGACAGCCTGCTGTATCGCTGGTGGCCTAAGTCCGGCCTTAATACTATTGAAGAGTGGTCGTCATGGGCAAAGGGGGCCGGGGCGAGGCTCAAGCCGGTATCCGACCTCATGGCGGAGGAGCTGAGGGATGAGGAGGGTGGAAGTCCTCGCAGGATGCGTGAATACCTGCAACTGCGCGGGTTGGCGCAGACGTTGGAGAAGTTGGAAAACGCCGGCGCGGGGTGGATAGTCGAAGTGGAGGACGGCGGGGGCGGAATGCGGGCGGGGCCGGTCTGGCCGCGCACGTTCACCGAGGGGGTGTTGTGGCGCGGGGTAGAGCGGGTGGTGTTGATGTCGGCGACGCTCAACCGCAAAACATTGGGGTTATTGGGTATAGGGGACGAGGACGCCGTGTTGACGGAATACCCGCACTCATTTCCTATTCCCTGGCGCCGGGTATGGCACGTCCCCACCATTCGCATGAATCACCGCACATCGCCGGAAGGGCTGCGGCTGTGGGTACGGCGTATAGATCAAATTATAGGGCAGCGGCGGGACAGGAACGGCATTGTCCATACCGTCAGCTACGCCCGCCGCGATATGCTGCTGCGCGACAGCGAGCACCGGGCGATTATGATGAGCCATGGCAAGAGGGACACCGAGCAGCGGATAGCGGATTTCAAGCGTAGGAAGCACGCTCCGCCGGCGGTCCTGGTGAGCCCCAGTGTCAGCACAGGCTGGGACTTTCCAATGCAGGAGTGTGAATTTCAAATTATCGGTAAGCTCCCCTACCCGGATACGCGCGACAAATTAGTGGCGGCGAGGTGCAAGGGCGACGAAGACTACGGGGCGTATGTCGCTATGATGGATCTGGTGCAGGCCAGCGGGCGCGCAAACCGGTCGGAGGGTGATAAATGCCAGACGCTGATTGTTGACGACAACTGCGCCTGGTTCTTTTACAGGTACGGTTATCTGGCCCCAAAGTGGTTTATGCAGGCGTATTCGAGATGCCGGGATATTCCGGACCCGCTGCCGAAACTGTAGGAAAGGGGGAAGCAAATGAAATGGCAACCGATAGAGACGGCACCGGTAGACCAACGGACGATTTTGGCCTGCCATAATGATTTTCGCGCAGGGGACTGTCGCCTGAGGAATGCGCTTTACCTCCCTTTTGTATCAAAGTTGAAAAAGATCCTTGACATATATACCCGGCGTGTATATATTGTTTAGTATGAAAACGAGATACGCCAAAAACGCTGGAGCAGTCTTTAATATCAAGTTTCACATCGTGTGGTGCCCTAAATATAGACGGAAAGTCCTCACGGGTGAAATTGCTAATCGACTTGTCGCTCTTCTTTATGAGAAGGCGACTGAGCGAGGAATGAGCATCGAAAGCATCGAAATTATGCCTGACCACGTTCACCTGTTTATCTCCTCTGATCCGACAATGGGAGTTGCTGAGATTGTGAATAGGCTCAAAGGTTATACTTCTAGGATCTTGAGACAGGAGTTTCCTTCCTTGAAGTCTAAACTTCCGACACTTTGGTCTAGGTCTTATTATGCCGGGTCTGTTGGACACGTTTCCGAATATACGATTAGAAAATACATAGAGGCACAAAAGGGAAAGTAAGTGAGAAAGGCTTTCAAATACAGGCTTTGGACTAACAAAAATCAGGAGCGTGAGCTTGGGATAATGCTTGAGACTCACAGACACCTGTATAATGCCTGCCTTGCTCAAAAGAAAGATGCTTACGAACTGGAAAAGAAGTCGATCAAATACACTGAGCAGTCTGTTTGGTTCAAGGCTGAAAGGACTACTAACGACTATTTTGCTAGAATTAACTTCTCTTCTGCTCAAGCTACTATGAGAAGACTGGACAAATCCTTCCAGGCTTTCTTTCGTCGTATCAAGACAGGGGCCAAACCTGGATACCCACGATTCAAAGGAAGGGACTTCTTTGATTCTGTTGAGTTTCCCTCTCACGGTGATGGAATTCGCCTGACTGCTAATAGATTGAGAGTTCAACACGTTGGAATAATCCGAGTCTGTTTGCATCGTCCAGTCGAGGGCACGATCAAAACTCTTTCCTTGAAGCGAGAAGCTGGAAAGTGGTATTTGATTGTCTCTTGTGACCTGGGAGATGTTGTTATTGCTCCCTCTGTTAATCCTTCGATTGGTATTGATGTTGGGCTTAACTCTTTCCTTGTCACTAGTAATGGTGAGCATGTCGCTAATCCACGATTCCTCAAGGCTGAGCTTCCTGAATTGCGAAGGCGACAACGTAGCCTTTCTAGAAAAAAGAAGCTTGGAAGTAATGGGCGCAAGGCTATTAAGAAAGTTCAAAAGCTTCACGCTAAAGTAAAGAATGTTCGCAGAGAGTTTCACTTCAAAACTTCTAATGAATTGATCCGTCGATACGGGATGATTGCTATGGAAAGCTTGAACATCAAAGGTATGGTCAAGAACCGTAGACTCGCCCGTTCGATCTCTGACGTTGCTTGGGCATCGTTCCAGAGCATCCTGAGACACAAGGCTGAAAGTGCTGGTGTCACTGTGATAGGTGTAAACCCTAAAAACACAAGTCAAATCTGCTCCTCTTGTGGGCAAATTGTCGAAAAATCTTTGTCTGTTCGTATTCACAACTGTCCTCACTGTGGACTTGTGTTAAACCGAGATCACAACGCTGCAAGAAATATTCTTGCTCGTGGTGTTCAGGCTTGGACTAAGCCTGTGGGACTTAACTTGGAGGTTGCTCCGAGTGTCCCAGGAAGCCGTCTGCTTTAGCTGACGGAGTAGTCACGTCAACAGTGGAATTATGCAGGTCTGCTACCGTCGTGATTCATGGGAAGAGGGTAAAATTACCTACGTAATCCTGGGATCCGGGAGTACATGGGTTCCTACCCACTGGATACCAGTACCGGAGCCGCCAAATGAGGCGCCGAAGAATCGCATGGCGGAGGGCGGGGAGGGGGAATGAATGGGCGCACCAAAGAACGGGATATCACTGCGGGAAGATTGCCCCGGTGAATGGCCAAATATCCGTGTTTACTGCACCGGTTGCGGCTGGGTTGGACTGAGCGCTGACCTTCTCTGCGATCCGCAGGAGGACTACGCTGGCTTCTGGTGTCCGCAATGCAGATGCTCAACATGGGAATGGGACTAATCATCCGCTCGGGGGCCGGAAAGCTAAGAGAGGAAGCAGATAGCATCGCTACCGTTGACGAGATCGACCGGCTGCGAATGGACGAGAAGGAGGAATCAATTACCGTCAGCTAAAGCAGACGGCTTGCCCGCGAACTCCCCAGGGTTCGAGCCTGGATCAACATTCCGAGCTTTAGGGGCGTTTGACGGCGCCCCGTTCTCGCAAAGAGCTTGCCTTGCGAGAATGCCTCTCATGCGAATATTGCGAGAGGCGTTAAGATCACTATGGAGTTCGTAGCCACACGCCTTGCAGAGGAAACGATGTCTATGTCTGTTAGCCGGTTCAGTATGACCACAGCGAGAACAGCCCTGGACGGAAATGTCAACCTCTAATTTCAGAAAGGGCGGATTTTCCTCTGCCACCTAAAGGAGGCAGTCCCCAATCCGCAAAAGATTATGGCGCCGACTGCAGTAAACACACTAATTGAACTGTTAAACCGGGTGGGAGCGAATCAAGGCATACCTGTCCTGGTCAATGACGACGAGCTGCGCCAATGGCCGCCGCCAACTGCGGATTGGCCCTGGTCGTGGGCGGCGCCAGGGTGCCGTTGGCTGAGGTGATCGCATGGGCGATACTCGATTGATGCCGCCAGGTTCAGCCGGGTGGTAGAGGCGGGCGGCGGCGGCGGCGGCAAAAAAGGTTGCGGGACAACGGCGGCGGGTGATATGATGGCAACTACCCAACAACAAACCAACTAACCCCACAAGGAGAGCAGTATGCCAGAACCAAAGCAGTACATATCGTTTGATCCGGACGATTGCAAGGCGGGCGGATTACTCAACGACATCAACGTCGTATGGCGCGATGTCAAGTTCGAGATTTACGACTACGGCGGCAAAAAAGCCGGCGTGCTGGTCCCGGCGCTCGGCATTACGCTCGAAGATGTCGAGAGTGGCGAAGAACTCCAGCGTCAATACTACAAAGCCGGTAATATCGACGGTATGACTGTCGCCGAGGGCGGAAAGGGATTGATTGCGCTCAAAGAAGGCGCGGCCATTCACAACAAGTCGCGGCTGTTTCAGCTAATGGTGAGTCTGCGGGAGAATGGATTCGCCAAGGAGAAGCTGCAGGAAATGGTGCAGGACGCTACGCAGCTCACCGGCCTGGTATGTCACATGGTACAGGCGCCGGCGATGAGTAAGGCGATCACGCCCAGGAGAAGGGAAGACGGGACGGAGTACGAGGACACGGTGCTCGTAGTGGAGAGCATTGCGAAGATGCCGTGGGAAGCTGCGGCGGCCAAAAAGGGTAAAAAGGGGAAGGCGGCGGCGCATAGTGAACCGGCTGTGAGTGCTGCTAGCGGCGATGCCAATGCCGAAACCAAGGCCATGGAGTTTGTCGCCGGCCTGATCGCTGAAAAGGGGTCGGTGCCTAAAAAGGACTTGCCGACTGGAGCATTCCGCGCCTTTCAGCAAGACGCAGATCGCACACAGATTATGAAGCTGGTTTTCGACGATAATTGGCTGGGGGACATGGCGGCGGCCGGACTTTGGCGTTATGCGGATGGTTCCGTATCCAGCGTAGAGTGACAAGGCGTGTGCCGCGCCAGGGAAAGTCAGCCCCTCGGCCCCGTTGTGGGGTCGATCCTGAGCGCGGCGCGCACCCGCCCCAATGGAGGCTGAGCATTTGAACAGAATCAACCACATCACCACGCAGATGGTCGACGCCGTCGCCACGCACCGTTGCCGCCGCCGTCCTCATCTGTACATCCGCCCCGCCGTATGCCGGCTGCGAAAAGCGATGCTGGAGGACAGTGAAACGGCGAAGTCGGTGTCGGTGAGGACGGCGTTCCACCTGGCCGGCATACGCGGCCTTTGCCTGGATTGCCCCGGTGCGGTACGACGCGTATGCAAATGACCTATGAAGATAAACCGTTCCCCGCCATAGGAAGTGGATTGCCCAGAAGCACGGACAGGCCGCATGTGTCGGAAATAATACGCGGCATAGGACAACAACTCGGCCTTATCCCTAAATACGACGGAAGTAATAATTGGGACATAAACCTGGCCGGGGATATCGGGTTTATGTGGGAAATGGTGTTCACTCACGTTTTAGCGGAGCGGATGTGTGATTTCCGCCCTGGAGAGGTGGAGATGGACGGGCTTGCCGGTTCGCCGGACGGTATAGGTCCCGACCCCCTGGGTGTTGAACCGGCCGTAGTGATGGAGTGGAAATTCACGTGGAAAAGCAGCAAAAATCTACCAACCGGGAATTGGGCGTGGATGAGCCAGGTAAAAGCATACTGCCATATGCTGGGGCTGCGGGTGGCGGTTTTCAAGATATGTTATTGCATGGGGGATTACAAGGGGAGCGGCCCAAGCTACAGGGAAGCCAGGATCGAGTTTACGGAGCAGGAACTGGCGCAGAACTGGGCGATGCTGGTACAATACGAACAACAACCTGGGAAAGGAGCGGCTTAAAATGTTGTGGAACGTACTCTGTTTACTCTTCGGCACCGCCGTCGGCTTCCTGGTGCGTGGGTACGAGCAGGACGCCCAGGCGGCGGAGCTGCGGGTGGCGAGGCCGATGCGCTGGTCAAACATTTAACGGGGGTGCAGGATGGCGGCGGTAAATAACACACACAGCCTCAAAAATTTTGGTTTTTACCAGGCGGACACATCCATGCCCAAGCGGATAATAATGGCCGTCAACGGACACAGGGGCGCCGGGAAATCGCATTTCGCGCTTACCGCCCCCGGCCCTATCGCCGTGTTTAATTTTGATGTCGGGTTATCGGGTGTTGTCCAGAAATTCGCGGCTAATAAGGTAGTAATGGTTACGGACATGCGTGTGCCGAATGTGCAGGAAGAAGCGGCCAGGGAGTGGCAAAGGTTTTGTAACGCGTGGACAATGGCGTTGAAAGCGAAGGACGTCAGGACCGTTGTTATCGACGCGGAGACCGAGAGCTACGAGCTTATTCGTCTCGGCCGCTTCGGGCAACTTAGCCAGGTGATGCCGTACATGTACGGGCCGGTTTCGGCGGAGTACGCGCGTGTCCTTAGACAGGCATTGGACGCGGACAAAAACGTAGTCCTTACCCGGCATCTCCGCAGCGTCTATATTAATGATAAGAAAACCCGCGACTTTGAACCTGCCGGATTTTCCGGCGTGGAGAAGATTGTCGAGGCGGTAGTGGAGATCAGGCGGCAGAGGATAGAGGACGGGCGCGGATGGGAAATCGAGATCACCAAGAATAGATTGAATCCGGAACTGGACGGGGAGGTATTGGGTGGTGATGCGTGCAATTTTCCGTTCCTGGCGTCGTTGTGTATTGAAGGGACGCCAGTGGATGCTTGGACTTAGGGGGGAGAGGAGTATTATTATGGACCCGCAGCAGTTGGAAACGAAAATGGCAAACGTCGACATTGACGCAATGTGGCCGGAAGAGGCGCGGAGTTTTTTTGCTGAGATGGAAAAGGGGCTGCGCAAATATTTCCCCGGCTATATCGTCATGTGCGGGGTGCTGCTGCCCGAGAAGGTCAAGCGCCCCGGTGATAGCATGTCCGCCTTTCCCTGTCGCAGCTTGATACATGGGCCGACTGAGATGCGTGTGGCGCTGCTGGCTAGCCTTATAGTGCATAGGCCGGAAATGGTAGCGCAGGCGCTGGATATAGCAGGGCAAATACTAAGGGCGGGGGAGCTTGACAAATGAGCAGATACAGAGACGATGTGGATGAGCGTGTTCTCGTGGAAGGCCTCGTGGTGGCGGGCACAGACCTGGCAATGCTAGTGCGGCTGGGTGATGGCCCCGAGTACTGGATTCCCCGCAGCCTTGTGCTAAGCGGCGATGCCGATGCCGAGGCCCTGGACGACGTGGAGATAGAGATTCCAGGGTGGTTTGCCGCCCAGGAAGGGATTGACTAACTAATACGGGTGTCGCTGTCGGTGCAGGCTTGCCTGGATCAGCGACTCCCCTTGACATCAGGGAGTCTGCAAATGAAAAAGCCCGATTCAAGAATCTGCCTTCCCAGTAATGTTCCCCGAATTGATTGGAGCTTCCTTCTAACCGAGGCTCCGCCGATCATATGGCGTCACAAATGGGCGCAATATGTCGCCAGCCTTGGCCTGCCTTACTCACGCGGAACGATGCAAAATTTGGACGCGGCAGGCAACGGCCCGGAGCGTGTTGGCCACGGCAGGAGTATAGGTTACCGGCGAGAGGATTTAGTCCGATGGCTGACCGCACGGCGCTAAAAAAACCGCGAGATGGCGGAATAGACAATGCTGCTGATTGATTCCCGCGTCGGCTCCAGGGAGCTGGCGGCCCATATCCCCAAAGGCACGCCGTTTGAACTCACCCGCCTGGAATACGGTGACTTCGCATGGCTGGGTAACGGTCCTGACGGTCCGGCGGCGATCGGTTGCGAAAGGAAGACAATCTCCGACCTCGTGAGTTCTATCGACAGCGGCCGCCTGTCTGGTTCCCAGCTCCTCGGCCTGCTCCCTTCATACTGGCGGACGATTCTGATTGTGGAGGGCATATTCAGGCCTAACCCGGCCAATGGTGTTTTGCAGGTGTTCAAACACGGCGCGTGGGTGGATATGCGGCATGGCAGGCGCAGATATATGCTGCGCACGATCACCAACTTCCTCCATAGTATGGCTGTGAACTGCGGGATATTGGTAGCGCGGACAAGTACGATAGAAGAGACTGGCATGTACTTATCCGATATATATAATTGGTGGCAGAAGGGTTGGAGCGACCACGCCGCTCATTTGGCGTTTTACTCCTACGCGCATGCGCCATCGCCTGTCGTGCAGTTGTTTCGCCCGCCGTTAGTGGCGCGGGTGGCGAAGGAGATCACGGATGTCGGGTGGACACGGGCGCAGGCGATTGCGGCTAAGTATGCCAGCGTACTCGAACTCGTCATGGCGGGGGAAAAAGAACTCATGGCGGTGGAGGGCGTTGGCAAGGGGATTGCCAGGACTATTGTGAAGGAATTGAGCGGGGGAAAGTAGGAGGTTTTATGAACGCCAAGATCGTCAGCAAGGGCGTATGCGTATGCGGCCACGCCGTTACCGCCCGCCTCCCCGGCATGAAGATCGGCCTTAATCGTATCCGCAGTCTCCTTCTTTGCCACGCCTGCTGGAAGGGCGTGCGCGACATCGCCGGGTTGGTAACAGTAGAAGGGGCGTGGGGCGGACAGCGGGGCCGGGTGCGGTGAAACATGCAAATAATTGCATTCGCTGTCCGGAACTTGTCAAGAGCAGACATCAAATAATATGGGGCGTCGGCCCCGTACCCTGTTCTACTATGTTCGTCGGCGAAGCCCCCGGCAGGATGGAGGACGCCGCCGGCTACCCGTTTGTCGAACGCGCCCCTGCGGGTACGGAGTTCACCGATCTGCTCAACCGCAACGGCATGCCACGGTGCTCGGTTTACATTTCGAACATTTGCCGCTGCTGGCCGGGGAGAGGAAAAAGTGGCGGCGACCGCGATCCTGCGCCGGAGGAGATCGCCAACTGCGGCATATGGCTGGACATGGACATCGCCGCCGTTGACCCGCGCTTTATCATCGCCATGGGCAGGATCGCCACGCGCCGCTTCCTTGGCGACGTGGATATGAGTGACGTTCACGGTTTGCCATATCCGCTGGCCGACGGGCGTATCGTCATCCCTGTCTACCACCCCGCCGCCGGCCTTCACAACCCCGCTTTGATGCTGCTGGTGCATGCTGATTTCCGCGCGGTAAAGGAGATTATCAGCGGGAAACGTCCTATCCGCCGTGTAGAGGATACCTGGGCGGGAAAGGAAGACTACACCGCCGGCGCCTCGAGCATCCCCGCGTATTTAAAGGAATCCACTCTAGTCGCCGTGGACACTGAAACGAAAGCCGGGAAATTCTGGTGCCTGTCGTTTTCAGTATCCCCAGGCACGGCGCGCGTGATAATGCACGACCAGCCTGAGACGCTGTCCATTCTGGCGCGGCATTTAGCCTCACCCGCAGTCCTCACTCTTTTCCATAACTATTTATTTGACGGCCCCGTCCTGGATCAAGCCGGTATCCGCCCCGCCAGGGTGGTGGATTCGATGATCGCGGCTTATTTGCTGCAGTCCGAGGCTCAAGGGTTGAAGTCCCTTGCCTACCGCTATTGTAATATGACTATGATTTCATACGCGGATATGGTTGCTCCGGCCACTCGCAGCAAAGCCATGGAATACCTCGCAATAGCCTCCATGCTCCCCTTCCCCGCCCCTGAGCACGTTTTCCTCTGGGTCAAGGGCAAACCCCATGTCAAAAAACCGCAGTCGATTACAAAGAAGATACTGCGGATACTAAAGGATGCGGAGACAAAGGATGCGAACCCAAGGCAGAGATGGTTGAATATTGACGTGGAGGAGGGGCGCGGGATGGTGGAGGATGCCATAGGTGAGATGCCGGCAGGGGATTTGAGCGACATCGACCGCGCCGCCGCCATCCGTTACAGCGCTCGGGACGCGGACGCCACGCTCCGTGTCTGGCCTGTACTGTGGGATATGATCGTAGCCGCCGGTCTTGAAGACGCCTTCGCGGCGGACATGGCGGTAATTCCCATGGTGAGCGACATGATGATAAAGGGCATACGCATCGACCCGCAGCATTTCCGCGACCTTAGCGCGTATTTGCAGGGAAAGGCGGACGCTGTTTTGGATGAGCTGTTGAGAAAGTTGCGGGGCATGGGCGTAGCGCTGGACTACTTCAATCCCGCCTCCCCGCCGCAGGTGGGGGCGTTGTTGTATGATAAGGACAAACTCGATCTCGGCGGCCGGGGCGGGGGCGGGGGCAGGGGCGGGGGCGGGGGCGGGGGCGGGACTGACAACAAAATACTGTCGCGGCTCTCCGAGATGCCCGCCGCCATAGGTGAAAGAAAGGTGGAAGTTATACGGCTGGTGCAGGATTACAGATCGTATGTCAAGCTCAACGGGACATACGCCCGGCCTATCCCGCAGATGGCGGACGCCGCCAACCGTCTGCACACCACATTCAGGATAACGAGGACGAGCACGGGGAGACTATCGTCGTCGTCGCCAAATCTGATGGCGCAGCCGGTGCGCTCCGAGGAGGGTAAGCGGGTACGAGACGGGTATATGGCCGAGGATGGCTGCCTATTGGTGAGCGCGGATTATTCACAGATCGAATTAAGAGTGTTGGCGCACGCGTCACAGGATAGCAGGATGCTATCCATCTTTAGAGAAGGCCTGGATTTGCATAAGAAGACGGCGGCCGATGCCTTTGGCGTACCTATGAGCGAGTTGAAGGGTTGGCAGCGCAGGTGCGCCAAGACACTTAATTTCGGGCTAGCGTATGGTATGCAATCGGAGGGCTTGAGGTCTGCTCTTGCTACTATGGGGATTAATTGGACTGCGCGGCAATGTGATGACTTTAGAAAAGAATACTTTAGATTGTTCCCAGGCGTAAGGACATTTATGGATGCTACGCATGACCACGCTAAGAGGTATGGGTGGGTAGAGGATATATTTGGTAGAAGGAGATGGATACCCGGCGCGAAGTCGGGGAACAAGTGGCTGCGGGAGGAGGCGTTGAGGGAAGCCGGTAATCACCCCATACAGTCCGGGGCGCAGGGAATAATAAAACGGGCGATGGGGGAGCTGGTGCCGGTGTACCGGGAATGGCAGCGGCAGGGTGTGGTGTTTCAGCCGCTTATTCAGATTCATGATTCGTTGGAGTTCGAGTGCAGCACGGAATACTTGGAGACGCTGGTGCCGCTGCTGCTGCATATTATGGAGACGGCGGTGAAGTTGAGTATCCCCGTCAAGGTAGATGCCAAGGTGGGGCGGCGCTGGGGGAGCATGCAGGCGTATCCTGGGACGGCGTGAGGCCAGCTCCTATCTACCTCCCCAGCGCCGCCTTGAACTTCGGCAGCAACTCGTTTCTTTTCTGCGGACTGGCGTTCTTGATAAGCGATATCATCTTCATCGTCATCTCCTTTAGCGCCACGCGCCGTTCCTCGTCATCCATAACCTCCCATACGCGCAGCGCATCATCCGCGTTGAGTCTTTTGAAGGCGTAGCTCGCCGGCGTCTGCGTTGACATTTTGCGCAGATCGCCAATCTCACGGCGATTGATAACCCCTTGCTGCACCGCCCCCTGCATCCGCGCTTCCGCCTCCGTCGTGTTCCCCACCATGAAGTCACGGCGGATTTGATGCAGCAGGTCGAAGTGTTCGCGCTGCGCCTTGGTCATGGTGCCGGACGGCCGCTCCTCCGCCCCCATTTCCGTCATCAGCCGTTCCGCCGGCGTCTTATTGTACAGTGACGGCGCCGGCATGATCCCCACCATGGGCGCCAGCAGTCTTTGCGGCGCCGTATACTCCAGGCCCCCGCTGCGCTCCGCCACCTTCATCAGCCCCTGCACGCCGAACGGCTCGAATTGCCTGATGCCGAACTTACCAAGGTCGCTTAGTTGTGATATGAACCCGGACCCGCGCTCCATGATTTGCGTGCCGTAATAGTCCTTGTTGTAAATCGCCTGCGCGATAGCTGAGAGCATAGGGTGCATTTTACCCAGAGCGGTGGCGCCGGGGTGCTGCTCCCAGGACATGAGGTCTTTGGTGTACATCGGGAACATCATGCGCTCATCGCGGCCGTACTCGTCCTTATCCCCCGTGCGAAACGCCCAGTAGTCCATGTCTTTTGGCGGTTGCCCGGTAAAGGCGTAAGTAGCGGCGCCGTTTAACACCGCCGCCCCCGCCAGCAGCGCGAACGTGCCCATTACGCGGTCGGGGATCTCAGCCGGCGCCTTCCCCGTACGCTGCCATTCATGCAGGAGTTTGATCGTATCTACCAGCGCCCCGCCGAAGTACGACCCTGTGCCCCCCGTCCATCCCGGCGCTCTGATGAAGAGTTGTATCAGGTTTTTCACCCAGTTGCGCATTCCCAGCCGCGTGTAGTCCACCTGGCCCATTAACGCCTCGATAGTATTGTAGGCGCGCACGGCGAGCGGCTGTAACTCCTTCGCTGTCTTACCGGGGTTGTCGCGAATGACGCGGGCGAGCTTTTCGTACACCTGCCCGGCTTTCATACGCGGCACTACATACCCCATAGTGGGCGCGGCTACGGCTTCGGTAAACGCCGGCAGGGAGTTCATCACCATGGCGGATTTGTCGCCGCTCCACCAGGCGTCCATGAATTTCTCACCACCGTGCGTCCGTAGCGCCGGGTCCATTTTATGCCGCCATCCCGCAAGCTCCCCTACCTTCACCACCCCCGCCAGTAACATCGTTTCCTGGTCCTTGGGGTCGGTAAAGCTGTGAACACGCTCGGTGATATTGTCGTCGTCGTTCACCTTGAACAGGTCGGGGTCCCTGGGATGGTAACGGGCGTCCACCAACTTCGTCCCCTGCCGGATGTCGTTCACCGGAGACGCCAGGAGATGCACTGCAGCATCCTTAATGCCGGCCAGCGTCACACGGGGGGTATTGCCGTGCGCCTTGTCATACCCCATCTTGTAAAGATCGCCCATGACGTGGCCGAGGTTGGACGTGTAGCTGGCGCCGGACATGAACCCGACGTGGAAAAATCCCATCAACTGCCCCTGGCTGAGCATCTGGCCGAATCGCATGAACGCGTTGTACGCCGGGCCAAAGTCTTTATCCGCGCGTATAGATTTGGACCGGTAGTTGTCAACGCTGGCAGCGACCTCCTTTGTCATCCAGGTATAACCCCTGTGTACAAGCTCGTGGTTGGCGTTGCGATACCACAAGTCGCCCTGTTTCACCCAGTCGCCGCTGTTTCTGTCAATAGCCGGCATCGTCATGGGGACTTGTTCACCCGGCTTATCGGGGTCTTCCATCATCTTGCCACTGGGAATGCGTTTGAACGTGACGGGATCAATGGGCTCGCCATTGTTGTTAGTCGAAATCTCCCCGCCTGTTTTGCGGTACTCCGCCTCAAGCCTTGCCCCCATTCCCGACTGGCCCATGGAGGCGGTAAGCAGGCGCAGCGAATCGCCTGGGTTATTGCTAACGGGTCTAAGGCCCACATCATAGGCGTCCTGGATATCTTTGAACAGTTTTGCGTGGGTATAATCCTCGGGGCCGCTAAGGCTCCGGTGACTGAGGTATTGCTGCCCGAGGTCGGAGTCGCTGCCTTCCCCGGCGGCGTCTAATTCCTTTGTGCGCGCGGCGAGCGCGGCGCGATCGACAGCGGCCCAGTCGGGAATGGCCACGCCGTCCTTCTCCGGGGCGGGTTTACGAAGCTCAGGGTGTTGTTCGACGTATTCCGCCACGGCTTGGTTGAACGCGCGGCGGCTGCTTTTGGTAAGGATGTCGGGGAAATAATCCGCCGACGAAGTTATCGGCTCAGGTATTAGTTTGCCGGGGTTGTCGGGATCATCCCGCATCACCGTCAAAGGTTTGCCGGATTCCTTCAAAAACTTTAACATCCCGTCTATCGCGGTAACCTGCAGCTTATAAGCGGCTTCGAACTTCGGGGCCAGATGCTCGAACGGCGTACCCGCCAATGACGGGCGGCCGTTATTCGCCCATACCATGTATGCGGGACCGGGGTTCGTCAACTGCCCCTGTTCGTCCATGAATGGCATCGCAGCCTTGACGCCCGTCGCTCCTACGCCCATTTTCTGGAATATTTTACGCAAAGGTCTAATGCTTTCTTCGGCTGTTTGCGTTGCACGCTCCCTGGCGCCGTGCGCGCCCTTGAAAATGTCGGCGGCTTCGGTGTACTTGCCACCGGCGGCGCCGGGCGCCACGGCGAGTTGTATACCGCGTACAAAGTTGGTGAACAGGGGCGCGATTTCCTTGAAGGCTGCGCTCATTTTAGCGGTAAAGGGACGGAGAGCGGCGTTGGCGTCGGCGACCCAGGGGAGTTCGCGCTTGTCTTTGGGGAGCGCGTCGTTGGCGTCGGTCGCGGGGGTGCGGATGGAATAACGCATGGGGGCGTCCCCGTTTTCGATGGCGGCCATCACTCCGCCTTTGGCGTTGATTGCGGCGTCGGTAACAGCGGCGGCGTCCATGTCCACGGGCTGCCATGCTCTGCCTGACGCTACTTTTTCAAATCCCGTTTCCGCCCGAGGTCCGAACAGCGCATCCCGTAGTCTCATCATAGCCTGCCAGATACGGCTGAAGAACCCTTCGCCCGGCGCCCGCCCTTCCGACAACCACTTGGCGTAAGCGTCCGCACGGCTTTCAGCGTCGCCGTACTTAGCGCGCGCGGCGGCGATGTCGGCCGGTGTAAGGTTGCTGAGGTCTTCGGCGGCGTGATAGGCTTCGTGCGGCAACGTATCCGTTGTCGAGTGTTCTGTAAGGCGGATAAGACCGCCGTAGCCGAAGTTTTCCCAGGAGCCGGCGGGGACGGTGGGGACGGCGGGGACGGCGGGGACGGCGGCGGGGACGGTGCCAGCGGCGGGGACGGTGCCAGCGGCGGGGAGGGTTTCCGGGTTGAGGATGATACGTGCGGCGGGGTCGGCAACGATGACCTTGCCATTGTTGAGGGTGATGTTGAACTTGCCGTCGGGGGTGGTGGTGACATCCTGGCCGGGGAAAGCGGAACGGAAATGGTCGGCGGTCCAGGTGGGGGCGCCTGTGGGAGCGCCTGTGCCCGTTGTTGTTTGTGAAAATAGCGGCTGGCCCCTGGTCATGACGGACTCGCGCATGGCATCGGTGATGGGGAGGAAGGGAACGGTAGCGGTCAACGCGCGGGAATCAATATCGCTAGATGCGGTAGCGGTATCCACTTCCCAGGGTTGTTCAGCACGTATATTCGCCGTTCCAACCCGCGCACCCCACTTTTTCACATATTTATTCAACTCCTGCGGGATGCGTTCGTCGTACAGCCGCTTATGCCACTCGCCGCCGACTTTGAGCTCCAATCCGGTTAATTCCCTTTCGTATTCTCCCATACCGGCGGATATTCTCCGGTGTATGCCTTCCTGATCGACTAATCTTTGCGCGACTTCTTGACCAACGTAGTCTTTTATCCTGGCCGGATCGGAGATGTAGGCATCTATCACACGACGACCATCCAAATCCCAGGCTTTTAACGTCCCTGGCCCGACTTCACCAGGCGCCGCTCCCGCACCGCCGCTCGTGTGTGTGAATCGTACTCTGCCGATCTGCTTACTAAGATCATACCTGTCCGCCTGCGTCTGCCCCGTATCCCATGATACGCCGTCATACCCGTTCTCCGCCGCATAGCGTAGCATGCGTTTCATGGCGAGCATGGGCCAGGTGGTTTTAAAAGGGGCGTCGGGGGGAGCGTTGCTATTATGTATCCACCTGGCCAACCAGTCGTCGTCATACTGAAGGTCTTCCCAGCCGTCGGAAGACATCCCCTCTTCGGGTTTTTTGTAGCCGAAGTCCTGCGGCGTTTCTTTCTGCGCTTCTTCCACGCTCATCCCATCGGCGATCAATCGTCTTATTTCCTGGGTGCGAAGGGCTGCCGCCGCCTGGTGCCAGTCGCTTTGTACCTCGGCGATATGCAGCACCTTGCGGCCCTGACTGTCTATGCGATCGTCCATACGAATATGGGCGACGACGTTGATGGTGTCGGGCCAGTGGGAAGACAAGTAAGACTGCGCTATGTCTTGCTTATTCCGGGCGTTGATCTCGCCATCACGCAGCAGAATATCCTCTGCATTAGGGCGAGCTTCAGGCAACGTCAGCAGCATCTCACGGTATGTCCCCGGTATGCCGCCGGGGGTGGTGAGGCCGCCGAACGCCGGCGGTCCATACATTACATCCTTCACCTCAAGCTGGTTCGCCCGCATAAACTCCATCAACCGCCGCTTCGTCACCTTCCCTGTCTGCCCCGCCAGCCATTCGTCAACCCCTGACCATTTCAGCTCCTCCGCCTTATAGTCCCCCTTCTGTGCCCAGGACTTGAGCGCCGTGCGCAGATCGTTGACGGGCATGGAGGAGGGGAGCTTGGCGTCGATGACGCTCCGCAGTTGTGAGTACCATTGCGGGGCGGGGGCGTCTGTGGGGGCAGTTGTCATGGAATACCTCGGCGCCGGCAATGTCCCTTCGCCCGCAGGTCCTGTTGTCCCCGACGCCACGTACCTCTTCCCCTCCTCCTTCCACCCCGTGCGCGCCAACCTCTCCTCTAACTCCGGGCTCGCAATCGCCGGGGCCTTCGCATCGTCGTCATTATCGACGATCGTAAACTTCACTCTGGGGTCGCCCTTGTACTCGTCCCGCAACTTCAAAAACGTAGGTAATGCGTGCTTCTCCGCCTCATCAATCACATCCGGGTGCATCTGTCCTCTATCACCCCTGTCCACACGCTCCTGCGCCCGCCGCACACTTGTCTCCGGCTCTACATGCACATAGACCGAAGCCACCGTACCCCCTGCCGCCAGCTGCTTTTCGATTATCCCTTTCAGCTTCTCGTAATTCACCCCGCGACTATCATACGCCAGATTATATTTGCTGGTAACAGCGCGGCCAATAACATCTTCGACGATTTTACTCGCCGCCTCGTGGAACTCCGACGCCTGCTGCTGCAACCCAGCGTCGGCCGTAACCCGGTCCGGGTCGGCGGGGACGACGTTAGCCGCGTCCGGCGCCAGCATTTCACGCACATTGGTCTTGCCCGCCGCCGGCAGTCCGGAGGTAAGAGTCAGCTCAGGGGCGTCAACGGCCTGCCTGCCTGCGAACGGCGCTGATACCATCCGCCGTGTGTCGTCAGGCTCAAGCGCGATTTCGCCTGCCTTAGCGCCCCTGACCGTGGGCAGTTTGCCGCCATTAGCCGCCGCCTTTGCTGCGATAGCTGCGGCTGCGTAGTCTTCGGAATAAAGCGAGGACTTGTTATGCAGACGCGCGAACACATCCGGCTGGTTGTCACGTACCCATGCCGCAGCCGCCGTACGGTCGTGAATCGTCCCACCGATGTCGAACACGTGGCGGCTGTCTTCCGCGCCCGGCACGACATCGCGGTGGGTCTGCCCAACCTCGCCGACTTTCATGCCGCCGTCGGGCATGGTGATCGCGGGGCGGACGGCGGGGGCGGAGGCGGAGGTGCTGGCGGGGGCGGAGGCGGGGGCGGCGGCGGCGGCGTCTGCGGCTTGCTGTTGCGCTTGCCCGTCCCCTGCCTCCTGTGCCGCCTTCATTTCCACCGCCGCCACATTCCTGATTTGCTGCCTTTGCTCCTCCGGTATACCCGTTCCCGCATCCAGCGATATTGATTCCCGCGCGTTGACCGCAGCCGTAGCCGCGTGTGTCCACATCCTGGCCAAGTCTGGATGTTTGGTAAGGATGGCGTTACCTACCTGCTCGACAGCAGCCATTCGTTTTTCGGGTGGGGCGTCCTTGTCCGTCAGCGTCTTTTCCAGCCCGCGAACGCCCCCATACTGCCTGAGCGCGCCCAGTCCCCCGAATAGCAGTCCGCTCACCAGTCCAGGACCGAGTTCCTGCAACGCCGCCTCGAATACTCCGGCGTCGCCGTACCCGCCCTTTTTCTCCAGCCAGGCCTGCGCCCCTGCCGTCCCTGTAGCCTGCGCTCCAAACACTGCTGCCGACTTCAGTCCACCCTTGGCGATGTCGCCGCCTTTGGCCAGTATCGAGCGCACTCCGCCTGTAGCCAGCGCCTCCTCCCCGGCTTTCACAAACGGTGATGCGAACCCGCCTACGATCTTACCGGCGGTGTGCATCAGCGCCATATCGAGCACGCCGGCGGCCAATGCCGTCGGCCGCGCGGTTGACACACTCACACCCCTGGCGGCGGCTTTGTCTAACTCCTCCTGGTAACGGCTGGCGCCGAACGCGCCAAGCGTCAATGCGCCTATACCGGTGGCGACGGCTGCTGGAAGAATGCCCGCCTCCACTGCTGCGGTTGCCGCAATAGCCGGAGCCATGGCGCCCAGCGCCGTTATTGTCCCACTCACCCCGCTTTCCAGCGACCTGCCTACTATGCCAAGATCGGGGTTGAGCTGCAGCCCAGGGTGTGCGGCGACATAGTCCTCTACCTTTTGCTGCTTATCCTTCAGCCACCCTTCGGCGCCGCTCCCCGATGGCGTGACTGCGCGCGCGGCCTTCAACGCTAATGTTGGTATGCCCGCCAGGCCGCTGCCAATCGTAGCCCCGACTTCACCCGCGATGCCACGGTTTGTAATACCGCTTTTGTATCCGGTCGCCGCCTCAACCATGTCGAATACATCAGGGGGCGACGTTATACCCGACTTTGGCGCTCCTGCCGCCGGCATCTTCGCCTCAACCATGTCGAATACGTCGGGAGCGCCAGCTACGGCCATTGCCGGCTGCCTGTCCGTTACGGGCGCAGATGCGGGCGCAGATGTAGTGGGTGTTTTTGCCGCCGGCACAGGGGCGGCAGACTCGCGTGCCGGCGCAGGCGTATTTGCCTCAACCCTGTCGAATACGTCCGGCGCGGGTGGCGTTGCCTCTGCCGCCGGCGTCCCTGCCGCCTTCGCCTCAACCATGTCGAATACGTCCATGGTCATTATTGCGCGCCTCCACTCGCAGCCTTGAAGGATTGCTTCAGCTTCTCATATTGCTTAGGATTCTGCTCCTGGTAACGGGCGAGAAACGCCTTCTGCTCTTCCAGAGGCAGCGCGTTAAGTTGATTGAGGTGATATGCTGTAATATACTTCACGGGTTTTTCATCCGTTCCAATTTGCGCGATTAACTCATCCGCCCGGTGCTTCGCCTGGATTTCCGGGAAGTGTTTCAGTTCTCCGGTACTGGCGTTAAGCGTGCCTATAGGCGTCCCGAAAGTGTCTGTAAGGGGCGTATATTTCCCCAGCGCAGCCTTCGCCTCTATCTCCGCCTTCGTTCTCGCCGTGGCGCTTTCCTGCTCCAACTTTACCCGGTCCATCGTCCCGGCGTTCGCCAACCTTTCCCGCTCCAGTCCGGCAGCGCCCGCCAACCTTTCCCGCTCCAGTCCGGCAGCTTCCGTATCCCGTTGCTGCAGTATAGATCTACGGTCCGCATCCGTCCCAAACGCCATCACATCTGATACCCGCTGCTCCTGTATCCGTTTATCGCTTTCGGCCCTTTCCATCGGTGTGAGGTTGTCTCCGCCAAGCGCGTGAACGTCCTGCCAGCGCCCACCCTTTCCTACCGCCAGATACCCCGCGCCTGCAGGTATATCAGTGAAGGTAGCAGGATTGAAATCGGGGGAGTTCTGAGGGGCGTAAGGTGACTGCGCCCCGGGCGCTGTTGCGAATCGTCCAAGGCCGGGGGCTGCGGAAGACGTGGGAGGTGAGGGAAGAGGCCCTGACCTTCCAGGGCTCGACGGTGATGCGGGAGATGTAGGCGTGTCAGTAGTGGCTGCGGGGGGCATGGACGTGTCAGAGGCCGTAGGTGAAGTACGGCTGAATCTGGTCCGGCCCATTTGTTGACTGGCGAGGGCTTTGTAATTGAGTGGCACTTCCGGCTCCGGCTCAGTCCCGAACGCCCCGGTCATTGCTCCGCCAAACGGCGCACCAGGCACGAGGGTGCTAGCGGCGGGAATAGGAAGAATACCCTCGCCGTCTGGTTTAGGAATACCCGTGCCGCTTTGATGCCCGATTACTATCCCTGACTCGCCCAGTCCATAAGGCGCCGTTATACTCGGCGCCGTCCTCTCCTCGATACCACCGCCATACGCATGGCCGACTATGATCCCGCCGGCGCAATGCCGTATCATAGGGTTATCTCCCCCCTGCACCGTACTCGCGCCCTGCAATACCTGTTCTGTTTGCGGATTGGTCAGCACATTAAACCCGCCGTCGCCGCGCGGCACCAGCAGTTCCCTCCCCTTCTCCCCTACGAGGTGCATGACTTTGCGCCGCATCCCCGTCCTTGTCGCTAATCCGCCGGTGTCATCCGCCCCTGCCTCGCCGCCGTTCTGCTGCTCCTGTGACAGTCCGGCTATCAATCCCGCCGGTATTACCCCACCCTTCGCGTGCGCCATTATATTCACGCCTTCTGGCGCCATGGACGGTGCCATGGACGGCGTCATGGGCGGCGCCCCCGTACTCCTACCCATAGCGTATTCATCCTCGTCGCCGCCACCCATACTCCTGCCCATACCCCTCAGCATGTCCCCCGCCGTTGTCATCCTGCCCAGGTTTTCCGCTATCCGGTCCTCTCTATTGAACCGGTGCGCCAACTCTCGCGCGCCGGCAAAGCTCCGTGGCCTTGCCAACGCAGCACTCCAATCTGTCGGTGTGGGCGGTATGCCCATAATGCCCCGCGCGGGCCGAGCTGACATTGCACGATTCATCACCATTGCCATAGTCGCCATCCTTGCCTTTCCTGCCTCACGTATAAGTTACAGTCTGCTGCTCCGTCGTATAATGATAAGCTGTCTGGTCCTCAGTAGTCGCGCTCTGCGACTCCTGCATATGATACGCTACCTGTTCCTGGTAGTCGATATGCTCACCGACCGTCGCGCTGCCAATCCAGCTTGCGGACAGTTGCGAAAACAGCGTCGCGGCCGCGCGCACTATATCTTTCTGGAAGCCATACATCTGCACGGCGCCCTCGAATTGTATCTTCGCCTTCTCCACCAGCACGTTCGCCGCCGCTATATCCTGTTTCACCAGTACGTCGAACGCCTTGACCAGCGTCCCGACCGTGGCGTCATACACCTGCCCGTCCGCCGTATATAACCTCGTCTGGTCCGTATTCCACTTCGACTGAATCTCCGCGATTCCCAGATTGAGCGCAATGATCTCCGCCATCTGCCGTATCTGCGCTTCAAACTCCATTATTCCTATCTTGGCCGTCTCCACCATAAACGTCATCTGGTCCTTGCTGACGGCGATCCCCAATTCCCTCGCCTTCATCGTCGTATCCCAGCTCGTTTTCCAACTCTCATGCAGTATCTTGTTACTGGACTCGATATTATTGCGCGCCGCCTGTGTAATCGCCTCCTGCCGCAACGCCAGCAACGCTCCCGGCGGCACCCCCCACCCCATGCTTTCATACACGCTGGCGGCATTGTCCATCAGCTTCATCGTTTCCATGTCGATGCGGATTTGATTACTTTGCTGATCCGCCTCCTGCACCGCCGCCGGCATCCCGAGACCGCCGTTTTGCACATCATAAAGTATCATGGCGGTGATCGCGGTTAGTAGCGGCGACGAATATACCTGCATGCCGGGGGTGTAGGCGGCATTGAGATTCAGCAGCGCCGGATTGACGGTGATCGTGTCCAGCACCGGGCGCACCGGCAGCCCCGGTATGTTCATGCTGAACGGATTCGCCAACTCCTCCATCACGATATCGCCCAGACCCGCCGCGATCAAACTCAACGCGCCCTGAACCTCGGCCAGTTGCAGCAGCGGCGGCAGTGACGGGAACGCGGCCTCCAGCGTCTTCGACAGATCCATTGACTGCTGCTGCGACGTGGTGAAACGAGCGTCGACAGTGTTCCGCGTCTCCGCGCCTAATGGATTTTGGGTAAAAGGAGTCCAGGTGAAAGCCATAGTATCATTTTCCTCCTGTAATTACGGTCCGCACAGGCGTAATAACCGGCAACCCCGGTTCGGCTCCGGGCAGGCTGTACGATATCCCGCTCTTTGCGCGCACAAGCAGCCGTGGGTGTCCGGCGCATACATTCTGCCAGTATGACCAGCCACTTAGCGCTTCGTCCAAAATCTGCGTCGTATATGCACCAACCTGCACGGAGTAAATTTCAGAAAAATCAACCCCGTCTGCGGAGCGTTGCACACTTACCCACTGTTCTACGGCGTCCACCCAGGTGGATACCAGCCCGGTATCCATTACTTTCCCGAATATGACGTAGATATACTTGCCGTACGACAGCATGGCGAGCGGGTACTGTGAAGAGTACACGGGGCCGGAGGAGCTTCCTTTATACGGATTGGGGAATGGTTTTACCAGACTCCAACTCAGCCCATCCGGCGAACTGTACAGCGCTCCGTCCCCCACCGGCAGTATGACTCCGGGTGCGAACCCCCCTCCGTATCCACCGTCCGCCGCGCCGCCAAACAGTGCGTAGTAAGTGTTATTGAAATACGTCAGGCCGACCACTTCCTGAAGATTAAGGCCGCCGGGCGCCGGCCACGGCAACACAACGCTACCCCACGCCCCGTCATCCGGCAGTGAAAAGAACGACACCATGCTGCCGTCTTCAATGGGTCCGGTGTTCCCGACAACCACTGTGTTGTTCCATCCAACGCACGAGCACCCTGTACGTGGAGGTAGCAGTAAATCCCAGGCGTTCCCGCCACGTAACTGTGTTTTCGCGGTAATAGAGTCGAAGTCGAAACAGTAGCCGTACTTATTAGTAGCCGCGACAAGCGGAGGATACCAGGCGTAGTGATCATCAGCCACAATGTCCCTGAGAGTGACCGGCGCCCACTTACTACCCTGTCTGCTCATCATGCAGCCAACAGCCGCATTGAACACCCAGCGTTGACTGACATTTCCATAATGATCAGGGACGTTCACGAACTGCCAGTTACCCACGCTTGCCAGGTAGAACAGGTACAAGCTGTTTCTAAGAACAATAAACGACGCCATATACGCATTGGGGATTTCGAGCAGCACGTTACCGGCTGCGTCGACTACCTGCACCGTACCGCCAAGCGAGAATCGTGTCACCCTGTTGAGTGCCAATAACGTCTTGCCAGCGAACACTATCATATCGCTTACACCGATCGTTTCAGTATCCGAGTTAATGAACTCGGACGCGGCAGGTATACTCCAATTACCCAGTGCGGGGCGCATCGCTCCCGTGTCGTAAACTGGATTTAGCGCCCCGTCATTAGTGATACTGAACACCTGGTTCGCTATGGAGATGAACGCGTAGTTAGTAAGAACCGCCGACGCAGTACCTGGCGGCCGTGCGGCTTCCACCGGCTGTCGAGGCCGCGGCGGAATAAACACCTGTATCCTCTCCCGGCCATACCGCGTGGAGCATGTTATCTTCCCAGGCAGCGGAGCGTCCGCGATGTCGACGTTACGCACGCTACCGTACTGCGGCAAGTCAGAGGTATTCTGGCGGCGCATTGATTGCAGGCTGCTTATGGCCATCGGCAGCAAATTATGGGCAGCGCCCACATCCCCGAGTAGGGTGACTTGGACGACGCGGCCGCTGCCGGTATCAGGGTCGGTTACCCAGATGCTGAAATTTACACCAGGGGCGCCTGCGATATTCTCAGCCATTGCGGCCACCATCGCCGACGCCGACGCCGCCCCTCGCCGCCAGCACGCCGCCGCCAACAACCGGCCGCAGTAATTGCTGCATAAGATCGACGAGTGGCTGCCGTCCATAACCGCACGAGGGACAATGCTGCGCTATATCCGGTAACTCGCGCCCGCATCCCGGGCACTTACCGGCGCTTGAATCTGAGTACATAATTTTCGAACCTCCCAAGAGTGTCCAGCCGGCCATGATCTCCACCGCCGGCATTACCTATAGCCACTGTTTCCTGCTCCACGGGGAGGAGTACGCCGGCTCCCGCGACATACGCCCATCCCAGTAGCACGCCCGCCCCCGTCACTCCCGTCACCACGATGAAGTCTGCGCCTGGGAAAAAGGGGACGCCGGGAACCGGGAGAACGCCAGGGTATACTGCGCCGGGTGGAGCGCCTATTGCCGTATTCAGTATTCCCGCCCCTGCGATACCCGTCGGACTGGGGAGCACGCCGGATAACTGCGATATTCCCGTCAACACTCCGGCGCCCGCGATCCTGGCCCGCAGCATCAACACACCGTGGCCGGTCACCGGCGTCATAATACCCCTGCTGACCGCGCCGCCGCCACCATCGCCTCTTGCCTGCGGCAACTTCCCGGCGCCGGTGATATATTGGGGAGACGCCCCCATGCCTGTGACAGGCAACAGCAAACCACGGCCAACGACGGAACTCAGGACTCTGGCGGCGCCGGCGCCGACTACCGCCGCCAGCACTCCGCTACCCGCCATTGCACCTGGGCTGACGGTGCCGCCGGCGCCGGCTACCATTTGCAGCGTTCCCGCGCCCGCAATGTGCGTGTACGGAAGATAGAGAACGCCCGTCCCTGCCGCCTTCGCCAATGTCCCCACGCCTGTCACACCCCCCGACAGCGCATCATAGGCAAAGAAGCCGGCTGGCTGGGTATATGCGAACGGGCCTGCGAAATTAGCTGTAGCTTCGGATTTCGATGGGGTGTCTAACGTATTTCCACTTACAGTCAGCATAGGGAACATCGTGCCGGATACGCCGGTATACGACGGTGAAGCCCCCGTCGCCGGGTCTCCGCTATTATCCCATGTTCCGTTTTTGCCAAACCATAGATTTCCGGCGTCCAAATCTATGGCGATCATTACTACATCACCATTGGCTAAACTAGGCAGGCCCGTAGTATCAGTGCTGTTGTTATAGGAGTAATAACCCGTAACACCCCACCCGTAAGCGTCATAGCCTAAAAAATGAAGCAGATCGGCGCCGGATGTACCGACTCCCTGGTAATTTTGCACATATGCGCTATACACAACCTGGGTTATCTCAAAATACCATTTCCCTGTACTCTTACCAACAGTGGCGCGTACAGTATACCTGCTAAGGCCTTCACCTATGTAGGCGGCGTCGGGAGTAGCAGTCAAGCCGCCATTACTGAGGTCTATGGCGGCCCCGCTATAAGCTGAATCCGTAGGACTCCAGGTTATCGACATACCTACTTACTCCTCCCTGCTCATCACGTGGGGCTGTAGGTATAACTCCAGGAAGTAACCGTCACTACCTGTGAGGGAGAGATAGTAGTCGAGACCATCGTCGCATCCCCGCCGCTCGTAGCGACACTGCCCTGAATACGAGGAAGCGTAGAGGTGGCGCCGTCGTTGTCCGTCGCATTGCCCACAAACCTGTAGTGTGTCGCCACGCCGCCCGCGCCACTCGCCGTCCCTGACCATACCTCGCCCGCCGCCATTCCGATTACGCCCGCAGTCGCCGGTCCCAGTGATATCGCGTTGGCGAAGCTGCCGGGCGTGAAGGTGGCGCCGGCCGATGTCAACTGGGCAATGAGCGTACCCGTAATAGCGCCGTCCGCCGTAGCCGCGATCGTGCCGCCGTATATCCTCAACGCGCCCTTGGCCAGCATATCCCGTATGCTGCCGCCTTTGCACGTCAACATTACCCCGCCCGCCGGAAACGCCTCGGACCCCGCCAGCGCGTTGTTAGTCGCCAGCGTGATCGTCCCGGCGGTGACGTTGGCGATGACGGCGGCGGTGAGGTCATTGCCGGCAGTGGAGGCGCCGAATGTGTAAAGCGTCTGCCCAGGGGCAAACCCGGCGGTGATAAAGCCGCTGCCGCTGTCGGTGATGGTGTCGGGACTGCCTTTGACGTAGGCGAGAGTCACGCCGGTCTTTATGGCGAGCGGAGCTGCCTGGTTTCCCATAATCGCGTTGCATAATCCTGTGGAGAATTGAAGAGCCATGGATGTTGTCCTTTCTTAGGGGGGGGG